CATTTAGAGATTGCTGGGTTTGAAATGGATAAGGGAATGATGTGCCATGACGGTATGTCTGCTGAACTATTTGATCGGTTTGAGTTGGTGATGTCGGGGCATTTCCATCATCGGTCTAAAAATGGTCCTATTCAGTATCTTGGAAACACATATGAGATTACTTGGGCAGATTATGATGATACTCGTGGGTTTCATATCTTTGATACTGACACGAGAAATTTGACTTTTGTTCCTAATCCATATAAAATGTTCTATAAACTTCAGTATGATGATACCATTCAGAATTTCGAACATTGGAATTCCTTAGACTTTTCATCTTATAAAGATACCTGCGTAAAGGTGGTCGTCAAACAGAAAACAAATCCATATTTGTTTGACAGCGTTCTCGATAAGTTGTATGCATCTAGTCCGCTTGATGTGTCAATCGTTGAAAATTATCTAACTATCTCTGAGTCTTTTGAAGATGCGGTGATCGATCAAGCAGAAGATACGATGACGATTCTTCGTTCTTATATTGATGGACTCAAAATGGATGTAGATCCAAATCAACTAAAGGAATTTATGGGTCAGTTGTATCAGGATGCTCTTGCTGCGGAGAGATCGTTATGATCGTTGTTCGTTCAGTAAGATGGAAAAATTTTCTGTCGACCGGTAATACGTTTACAGAAATTCCTCTGACTACTCATGAACACACCTTGATCATTGGAGAAAATGGATCGGGTAAATCGACGCTTCTTGATGCGTTGTGTTTTGGGTTGTTTAATCGACCGTTTCGTAAGATCAATAAACCTAGTCTTGTGAATTCTATCAATGGTCGTGATTGTCTTGTCGAAGTCTTGATTAGTATTGATGGTGTTGCCTATCGAATTATTCGTGGAATTAAACCAAACATCTTTGAAATTTATCAAGATGGTATTCTCATCAATCAAGATGCAGAATCTCGTGATTACCAGGAGTATCTGGAGTCCGCCATTCTCAAGATGAACTATAAATCTTTCACGCAAATTGCGGTGTTGGGATCAGCCTCCTTTACCCCGTTTATGCAATTATCAAGCTCTGAGCGTCGAGCTATTATCGAGGATTTGCTTGATATTCAAATTTTCTCCACAATGAATTCTCTTCTGAAAGAACATATTACCACCAATAAAGAATCCTTGTCTGCTAATAAATTGATGTTGGAATCAGCTCACGAAAAGGTTGAGTTACAGAAGAAACATGTCGTTACACTTTCCGAAAATCATGATCGTCTTGCTGACTCATTGCGCCATGAACGTACAGATAATCTAGAGAAAATGAATGAGTGTGAACAGGCTATCGCTGCAGCCACTACAAAAATTTCTGCAGTGGTTGACTCATTGAGTGATAAGAAAGATGTACAATCGAAGCTAACAAAGCTGAACAAACTTGAAGCGCAGATTCAACATACTCTGTCTAAGCAGCAAAAATCGTTATCGTTTTTTGAGGAACATGATCATTGTCCAACCTGTCAACAGGGGATTGACCAGTCATTTCGCCAAGAACAAATTACTAATTTACGAAAAAAGACAGCCGAATCATTGGATGGCATTCAGAAGCTCGAACAAAAAGTGAAAGAACTGGAAGTACAATTACAACATCTGGATGGAATTGAACGCACTATTCGAACATTAGAAACAGATATCGCGTCATGGAAACGTTCTATTGAACAGATTCGTGATTGGGTTCAATCGATTGATACCAAAATTACAAATCTTCGTTCCAATACCCATTCTTCTGCTGTAGAACAACAACAACTTGCGATCTATGAACAAACAGTGATCGATTTAGATACAACACGAAAAACATTGTTGGTTGAAAAACAATATTGTGATGCGGCATCATTATTGTTGAAAGATACGGGAATCAAGACGAAAATCATTCAACAATATTTGCCAGTCATCAATACTCTGGTGAATAAGTATCTCTTAACGTTAGACTTTTCAGTAAACTTTATGTTAGATGAATCGTTTGATGAAACGATCAAGTCTCGGTATCGTGATGAATTTCAGTATGCTTCGTTTAGTGAAGGTGAAAAGCAACGTATTGATATGGCGTTAATGCTTACATGGAGAGCAGTTGCGAAACTTAAAAATTCCATGAATACAAATCTGTTGATTTTGGATGAAGTGTTTGATTCTTCATTAGATCTAACGGGCACAGAAGAATTACTTAAAATTCTCACCGTCTTGGAGGGTACGAATGTATTTGTGATTTCTCATCGCGGAGATATGTTGCAAGATAAATTCCAACATGTTATTCGATTCCGTAAACAAAATAACTTTTCATCACAGGTGATTGTATGAGTGAAGTATTGACGATTAATACTGAAGAAAATAGTTTGGTTGTAGAAAAACCTCTTGTTTTGTACAATGAAAAGAATCTTCTACTTAAAATTAAATCTCCTTCGTTTGATTTTGCAAATCCACCCATTGGACCACATCTTATCGCGAAGCAACTACACTTCACCATGAAGCACTATGGTGGCGTTGGATTGGCTGCGAATCAGGTGGGATGGAACTATCGCGTATTTGTTTTAGAGGGTGGGGTTGTCTGTTTCAATCCTAAAATTATTTCTGCTTCAGAGATTAAAAATCACGATCAAGAGGGATGTTTGTCATTTCCTGGTTTATTATTGCGTGTCTATCGTTCTGAACGTGTTGCAGTTGAATATCAGGACGCTAATGGAAATGTTCATCAAAATGAGTTTATGGGGATGACGGCACGTTGTTTCCAACACGAATTAGATCATTTGAATGGAATCGTGTATACTGATCTTGTTGGTAATTTGACACTTCAGATGGCTCGCAAGAAACAGCAGAAGTTATTCAAAAAGATTGAAAGAATTCAGACAATCAAAACGCGATATGAACGAACAGATTCGACTGTCAAATCCGATACTGTAATAAATGATACTATGAAACGCGGTTCAATTCGTCGAAAGGTTTGAGTGTTATTTGATTAATGTGACTGACATAATGGAGGTCTTATGGAAATTCAGGTGAAAGTTGAAGATTTGCGCAAAAATAAGTTGTTTGTGGCTACACCGATGTATGGCGGTCAATGTCATGGGATGTATATGAAATCCTGTCTGGATCTGCAGACCACTATGGCTCGATATGGCGTCGATATGAAGTTTTCATTTCTATTTAATGAGTCACTGATTACACGAGCCAGAAACTATTTGGTTGATGAGTTTCTACGGTCGGGATTTACGCATTTGCTGTTTTTGGATTCTGATATTCATTTTGAACCGAAAGATGTGCTTGCGCTCTTATCGTTAGATCGTGATATTATTGGTGCGCCATATCCTAAGAAGTCAATTAATTGGGGTAATATAGCAGCTGCAATAAAGAAAACGCCCGATATTGAACCGAAGGAATTAGAAAATTTAGTCGGTGAATATGTATTCAATGTAGTGAAAGGCACTTCACAGTTTCAAGTCTCTGAACCATTGGAAGTGATGGAAATCGGTACGGGTTATATGATGGTGAAGCGACAGGTCTTTGACAAGTTTAAAGAATCGTACCCCGAATTCCAATATAAGCCAGATCATGTCGGTCAAGCGAACTTTGATGGATCTCGGTATATTCATGCCTATTTTGATACGGTCATCGATCCTGTCAGTCATCGTTATTTGTCTGAAGATTATATGTTCTGTCAGTGGGCGCGAAAGATTGGGTACCGTGTGTGGATGTGTCCATGGATGAAGTCACAACACGTAGGAACATACGCATTTACGGGCAATATGCCAAAGATTGCAGAACATACTGGAAGATTGTGAGGAAAATATGAAGCATGTGATTGGACTCGTTGGGTTTATTGGATCAGGAAAAAATACGGTTGCTGAGACTTTGATGGTCAATGGATATCAGAAAGATTCTTTTGCTGCTCCATTGAAAGATGCTGTGGCGCAGATTTTTTCGTGGGATCGAAACATGTTAGAGGGATCTACAACAGAATCACGACAGTGGCGCGAACAACCAGATGCCTATTGGTCAAATTCCTTTAAGTATGAAGTGACACCGCGTTTGGTGTTGCAACAATTTGGTACAGAGTCGATGCGTAATGTTTTTCATCGGGATGTTTGGGTGAAGTCGTTAGTGCGTCGGATTGAAACGTCTCCTCATCAGAAGTTCGTCGTCTCGGATGTTCGGTTTCAAAATGAAGTTCAGGCGATCCATGATATGGATGGAATTATTGTTCGTGTGCGTCGTGGTGGAGAGCCGAATTGGTTTTTGATTGCGGAACAAGCCAATCGTGGTCATATTGATGCCATTCATCATATGGCGGATCTGGGAATTCATCAATCAGAATGGGACTGGATTGGGTGTGAATTTGATTATGTGATTGAGAATAATGGTACACTTGACGAACTTCGTGAAAAAGTGTTGAAAATAGTTGACAAGCATATCGTATTAGTATAATATATTATTATTATTTTTATTATGAGGTGACATATGTCCGTTCAGTTATCGTCGTCTACGATTGAAGTGTTGAAGAATTTCGCAAGCATCAATTCAGGATTGATGTTTCGTGAAGGAAAGCGACAGCGCACCATTTCACCCACCAAGACGGTCTTCGCAGAAGTCCAACTGGAGGATGAGATTCCATCTTCGTTTGGCATCTACGATCTCAATAATCTGTTAGCCGTCTTGACATTTGATGGTGGGCAGATTCCTGCTGTGTCGTATCAGGATCCGAATTTGACGGTCAAGATTCGTGATACTGAAATCACGAAGTTTCGGTGTTGTGATGAGAAGATGCTGGTAACACCTCCTAATAAGGATCTGGATCTTGGTGTATCTGATATTGAATTTGAGTTGTCTGAAGAAATGCTATCGCGTATTCTCAAGGCAGCGTCTATTCTCAGTGCTCCGCATATTGTCGTGGAAGGCGATGGAACAGTGCTTCGCCTGACAGTAATTGATGTCAATAATGATTCATCTAATCAATATTCAGTGGAGGTGAAGAATACTGATCAGGTTTGCCGCATGGTCTTTCGCACGGAAAACTGGAAGATGATGTTGGGTGATTATCAGGTGAGTATTTCCTCCAAGGGAATTGCGAAGTTTGAGAATGCTGCTAGAAAGTTGAAGTATTGGTTAGCCTTGGAAGTTGGATCTAAGACACAGAAGTAAGTGTGAGTGTGTTTGAGTGTGAGGGGCGGGGTTTCCTGCCCCTATTTTTTATGATGATGGAGTGTGAGGATGAATGTGGATCATTTTCTGTTTGTTGAAAAATATCGCCCTCAAACGATTGACGAATGTATTCTTCCTGATCGCTTGAAAGTGCCCTTCAAAGAATATGTCAAGCAACAGAAAGTTCCAAATCTGTTGCTATGTGGTGGTCCTGGTGTCGGAAAAACGACGGTTGCCAAAGCGATGGCGCGTGAAATCGGATCGGACATTCTAGTCATCAATGGATCGGATGAAAGCGGTATTGATGTTTTCAGAACCAAGATCAAACACTATGCCTCTTCCATGTCGCTCAGTGGTGGTCGCAAAATCATTCTGATTGATGAAGCAGATTTTCTAAATCCAAATAGTACTCAAGGGGCGTTGCGCTCTGCGATTGAGGAGTTTTCTGAAAATTGTACTTTTATCTTTACCTGTAACTATAAATCTCGCATTATTGAACCCCTTCATTCACGATGTTCAGTGATTGATTTTACGTTGCGTAATGGTGAAAAACAGAAGATGGCTGCAGCGTTTTTCAAGCGCGTGCAGATGATTCTAAAAACTGAAACCATTCCCTATGATGATAAAGTTGTAGCAGAACTAATTACCAAGTATTTTCCTGATTTTCGTCGTGTACTGAATGAACTCCAACGGTATGCGCAGTTTGGTAAGATTGATGCGGGCATTCTGACGCAACTCGGTGATGTCGCCATCAAAGATCTCACTGAGATGCTCAAGAAAAAAGATTTTACTGCCATGCGAAAGTGGGTGGCAACGAGTAATCCTGATTCAGCGACCTTGTTTCGTCGGATTTATGATGGATTGTATGAGTATGTCAAACCAGCAACGATTCCTCAGATCGTCGTATTGCTTGCTGATTACCAGTATAAAGACAGTTTTTGTATGGATAAAGAGATCAACATTGTTGCGTGTTTGACAGAGATTATGATTGCCGCTGAGTGGGTTTAATCATGGATAAAATCAATCCCTTTGATTATGTTAATCAGATTAGTTATGGGAAGAAAGATCTGATCGTTGATGATATAAGTGAGAAATCCTATGTACCTTTTCTCACCAATCGGAGTTTGTCCTATCATCAGGATTGTGTGTTGTTTGCCAACGAAATGAATCGTCGCCACCACCTGGATAAGAAATTACAATTTTCTTATCTTATAAATACAGTGAGGGGTCGGAAACGACCCTATGTCAAGTGGAGTAAAGCCGAGTCTCCTGACGATTTGGAATGTGTGAAACTCGCTTATGGGTATTCAGACGCCAAATCTCGTCAGATTCTTCCTCTGCTCACTCCTGAACAATTGGCAGATCTTAAAAGGATCACTGATACAGGTGGGATAATCAAATGACAGATTTATATCAATTCTAAAACTTAAAATATATAAATAGATATATTATGTGGGTCGCGGAACTACGAATTCCCACCCACTCTAACGCTGTTATATAACCAGGAGCGTCAGGTATGTCTATTTATTCTTCTTTTCCGCCTAAAGGTTTTTATGTTTATGCTTATTTGCGAGTAGATGGCACCCCTTACTATATCGGAAAGGGTAAAAACTTAAGAGCTTGGAGCAAAGATCATACGATACATCTTCCGAAAAATTCAAAATGTATTGTTATTATAGAGCAAGGATTAAGTGAGATAGGAGCAATAGCATTAGAACGACGATATATACGTTGGTATGGAAGAAAAGATTTAGGAACCGGAATTTTGAGAAACAGAACAGATGGCGGGGATGGATTAACCAATCCTTCATATAAAACAAGAAAACTGATAAGCGAAAAAAGAAAAGGTTACAGATATAGCGAAGAAATAAAAAGGAAATGGAGTGAACAGCGTCGAGGAAAACCCTCACCGAAAAAAGGTAAATTTCTCTCTTTAGAAGTTAGAAATAGAATGAGTGAATCTCATAAAGGATTAAAACAATCTGAGAAGACCATAAATAAAAGAAATGATAAAAATAGTCTTTACTGGAAAATTATATCACCCGCAGGCGAATGTTTTAGGATCAAAAATTTAAAAGAATTTTGTCGAAATAACAATTTAGATCAAGGTAATATGGGTAGGGTTTCATCAGGAAAATCCACCCATCATAAGGGATGGAAATGTTTCAGGGAATAAACATATGAATACTGACGATATTGTAAAAACCTTTATTGAAATCCATCTACCCTCTGCAGAAGACTTCCTCAAAGTCAAAGAAACACTCACTCGAATCGGTGTGGCATCTCATAAAGATAAGACGCTCTATCAATCCTGCCATATTCTTCATAAAAAAGGTAAGTATTATCTCGTACATTTTAAAGAAATCTTTTTATTGGATGGAAAACATTCTGATATTAGTGATGCAGATTATGCTCGACGAAATGCCATTGCTAAACTCCTTCAGGAATGGGGATTGATTGATATTGTGGTACCTGCCCAAATAGAAGGTAATCTTGCCCCTCTACATCAGATTAAAATTATTCCTTTCAAAGAAAAATCTGATTGGGCATTAGTGGCCAAATATACCATCGGAAATAAGACGATTTCAAATACTTGACTTTTGATTGATCAAGTATTATATTATACACTATGAGTGCGGAATATGGCTCATTGTGAGCATATTCGACGCATTTCTCGCTTAACCAAGGAGGATGTTATGACAGTTGGTCATTTGTCGTTTGGTCCGCTCGTTCCCACCACTGTGGGATTTGATCGATTCTTTGATTCGGTTGAACGAATGCTTCAATCGGATCTTCAGCCCACGAAGTTCCCGCCACATAATATTGTGAAACAGGATGAGTTTCATTTTGTGATTGAAATGGCGGTTGCTGGGTTTGAAGAAAAAGAAATCGATGTCACGATCAAGAACTTCACGTTAACAGTCCAGGGATTGAAAGATACCAAGGACGAGGACAAACTGGAGTATGTGTATCGTGGGATTGCTAATCGGTCGTTTATTAAGACGTTCCAGTTAGCCGATTCAGTGGAAGTGCGTGATGCAAAACTGGTGAATGGTATGTTGCGAATTGAACTGGAAAATGTCGTGCCCGAATCACGCAAAGCGCGTAAGATTCCGTTGACAACTTCCACTCCGCAGTTGTTGAACGAACAGAAATAACCTCTAAACGATGGGCGATTGAACTGTCACCGTATGGTGTGCGTTCCTAGAAATCTCTAGGATAGATCGCCCATCTTATTTTTCTATGAACATTTATCTTATCGTACTCTCACTTTCAATAGCAGGATTTCTCTTTGGGTATTATTTGATCCCCGTGATTGATTTTATTGCCTCTTTTTTCTAAGGAGTGTATTATGGCCTGTGATATGTCGGATGATGTGAAGAAGTTTCAGCTGGCTTGCGATCAGTTGAAAGTGCTGGAAGAAGAATCTTCTCTCTATTATAAACTGATAGATGAGGAATTCAACGAATTCATTAATTCCTCCACACGCATTGAGGAACTGGATGCCTGCATGGATTTGATTTGGGTGATTCTCGGCTATTGTCATGCGCGAGGATTCAATGTCGAAGGTGCGTGGAATGAAGTGGCTCGTTCAAATATGAGCAAGATTGATCCTGAGACTGGAAAAGTAAAAAAGCGTGAAGATGGCAAAGTCCTGAAACCTGCCACCTTTAGTCCGCCGAATCTGGAACCATTTATCTAATTATGAGGGAGGTGATGTATGTCTGATGTGAAGTGTGTGACAATGAAGGGTGTGATGAATACGATGATGGCGCAGATTTGCGATAGTGAGAATGATTTTGAAGTGGTGGTCAAACATCCTGTGATGGTGATGTTGGTGCCTTCCCGTGATCGTTCTGAATCGTCGTCTATTGCGTTTACTCCGTTTTTGAATTATACTGAAGAATTTGAGACGGGCATCAAGATTCATCGGAGTGATATTTTGACCATGACAACGCCTGTGGTAGAATTGCTGAATCAGTATAATAGTATTTTTGGAAGCGGTATTGTGCTCGCCTCAGGATTGACGAAGTAAGTTTATTTCTATGAACTTTTATACTAATGTGAGATGCCTCGGAAACACGCTGTATTACCGAGGTATCCGTGATGGTGAACGAATCAAGGAACGACGGGAGTACGCTCCCGTCGTGTTTCTTCCCTCTAAGAATCAACAGAGTGAGTTTCATACCTTAGACGGATCTCCTGTTGAACCAAAGTTTTTTGATAGCATTCGGGATGCGAAAAACTTTATCAAGCAATATAAAGATGTCAGTGGATTTACCATTTATGGGCAAACACGATTTGAGTACACGTATATTTCTGACGAGCATCCCGAAGATGTGATTGAGTGGAATCCCTCACACGTTCTTATTGCGTATATCGATATTGAAACTTACTCGGAACAGGGGTTTCCCGAACCTCGTGAGGCTGCTCATCCTGTCACTGCGATTACTGTCAAATTGTCCAATTCTCCCAACTATTATGTGTGGGGAACTGGTGTATTCAGTAGTACACAAGATAATATCCTCTACCGTCATTGCGTCAATGAACAAGACTTACTGGAAAATTTTCTTCAGTTTTGGGTGGAAGCAGAACCCGATGTGGTCTCTGGATGGAACATCAAGAGTTTTGATATTCCCTATCTCTATCGCCGACTGAACAATCTCTATGGCGAATCCATGGCGAAACGATTGTCGCCGTTTGGTGTGGTGTTAGAGGATGAAGAACAATTTTATCAGAAAACGATTATCACCTATGATCTCGTGGGAATTGCTACGCTGGATTATCTTCAGTTGTTTCGTAAGTATGCTCCCAATGCGTCTCAAGAAAGTTATAAATTGGATCATATTGCGAATGTAGAATTGAAGCAGAAAAAACTCTCGTATGAGGAGTATGAAACGCTTCATCAACTTTACAAACTCAATCATCAAAAGTTCATCGAATACAACGTTCATGACGTGGCGCTGGTGGAACAACTAAATGCCAAAGGGCGACTGATTGAAATGGCGATGACGCTCGCTTATGATAATAAAGTGAATTATGAAGATGTCTATACGCAAGTCCGTATGTGGGATATCATTTGCTATAATCACTTGCGAAAAAAGAACATCGTCATTCCACCGAAAAAAGAGCAGAGTAAAAAGGAATCATATGAGGGAGCTTATGTCAAAGATCCGCAGATTGGATTGTTTGAGTGGGTGGTGTCGTTTGACCTGGCGTCGTTGTATCCCCACTTGATCCAAATGTATAATCTTTCCCCCGAGACTCTTTGTGACACCACACACTATGACACGTGGCTATCTACGATTACTGTTGATTCGTTGCTGTCAAAATCTGTCGATACTTCGGGGTTATATGATCTGACGGTGACACCGAATCAGCAACTCTTCTCCACCAAGACACAAGGATTTTTACCTGAAATCATGGAGAAGATGTTTGCGGATCGTAGTTTGTATAAGAAGAAAATGTTGGATGCAAAGAAAGAACTTGAATCACTAAAGAAAGATCCCAAGGCTCCTGTCGCACACATTCAGCAACTTGGTTATGACATTTCACGATATAACAATCTTCAGTTATCTAAGAAAGTCGGGTTGAACTCAGCCTATGGAGCGACCGGAAACGTGCACTTTAGGTTTTTTGATATTCGTATTGCGGAAGCGATTACACTCTCAGGACAACTTTCGATTCGATGGATTGAAAGAGCTTTAAATCAATATTTGAATCGATTGCTCAAGACCGACAACATCGATTATGTGATCGCCATTGATACGGATTCTGTGTATTTGAATTTGGGTCCTCTAGTGAAAAAACTGACAAAACCTGGGATTGATAAAGATAAAATTGTGAGTATCCTCGATCAATTCTGCCAACAGAAGATTCAACCGCAGATTGATGCCTCATATCAGGAATTGGCAACCTATGTCAATGCGTATGCACAAAAGATGCACATGAAGCGAGAAGCGATTGCCGATCAAGCGATTTGGACTGCCAAGAAACGCTATCTGCTTCATGTCTATGATTTAGAGGGAGTGCGATTTTCTGAACCACAACTCAAGATTCAAGGATTAGAGGCGGTGAAGTCCTCGACGCCATCGGCATGTCGTGAAAAGATCAAAGACGTCCTGAAAATGATCTTTACGGGTGATCAGACCGCAGTGGTTGAGTTCATTAATCGGTTTCGCCAGGAATTCAAAACGCTTCCTGCACAAGAAGTCTCGTTTCCTCGCTCAGTCAATGGTATGGTGAAGTATGGAAAATCATCGCACACATCTACGATGATGTCTAACGATGCAGATTTGATGAAAGCGAAAGGCACCCCGATTCATGTCAAGGGTGCGTTAGTTTATAATCATCGTTTGAAACGAGATCAGTTGGAGACGCAGTATGAACGAATTCAAGAAGGCGAGAAGATCAAGTTCGTGTATTTGAAAGAACCGAATACATTTCAGTCGCCTGTGATTTCGTTTATTCAGCAACCTCCGAAACAGTGGCACTTAGAATCCATTATTGATTATGACACACAGTTTGAAAAGTCGTTTGTAGAACCTTTGAAAATTGTGCTGGATGCGATTGGATGGCAAACGGAACAACGTAACACCCTTGATACATTCTTTGGATAAGTATGATCTTTATCATTATTCTTTTTTTGACAGCCTTGATGTTATCTGGAGTGGCAGCATATTACTCTGTCCTCGGATTGACACAGATTTTTCCTGGTGCGTTTGTGCCAGTGATGATTATGGGTTCTACATTAGAACTGGCTAAGTTAGTCACAGCGTCTTGGCTCTATCGTAATTGGTCTGTCGTTCATTGGGGATTGCGCTCCTATTTCACCGGAGCAGTATTGGTCTTAATGTTGATCACCTCAATGGGGATTTTTGGTTTTTTGTCATCAGCACATCTTCAAACTACGACCGTCTCGTCTACGACCACGATTCAGATTCAATCACTAGAGACTCGTGAACGATTGCTTCAATCACGTATGAATTTTATTCTAAAACAAGCGGAACGCCCAGACGGTCCAACACCAGCAGAATCTCGTGAATTACGTCGTCTTCAGAAACAATTAGAAGACATTGGTACTACTAAGTTGCCATTGAAGCAACAGGAAAATACCTTGATGGGTGAAATTGGACCGATTCGGTATGTTGCCGAGTTTCTCTATGACAAGTCGGATCCGTCATTTGTTGATAAAGCGGTTCGGATTGTGATTTTGTTGATCATTGCCGTGTTTGATCCATTAGCGATTTTGCTATTGATCGCTGCGAATATGAGTTGGATGCATCGTAAAAATTTTGACTTTGATGACCCTTCTATAGTACAATCAAGTGTATTGATTCCTAAATCCAACATTACTACATTTCAATAAGAGGTGCCTTGTATGAGTCTTCTTGACAAACTCAAGAAAAATACGACGATTGATTCTGCCTCCGTGTTGTCATCGTCCAAGTTTTTTACTGATGCGGATCTAATTCAGACGGATGTGCCGATGATCAATGTCGCATTATCTGGACATCTGAATGGTGGATTGACGCCTGGATTGACGGTATTCGCTGGACCATCTAAACATTTCAAGACCAGTTTTGCGCTCTTGATGGCAGCTGCGCATCAGAAGAAATATGAAGACAGTGTAATTTTGTTTTATGACTCTGAGTTTGGATGCCCGCAGGGATATTTTGATACATTTGGAATTGATACCAAGCGTGTTCTCCATACGCCGATCACTGATATTGAGCAGTTGAAACATGATGTGATGACGCAGTTACAGTCTATTGAAGCAAAAGAACGAGTGCTGATTATTGTAGATTCATTAGGGAATCTGGCATCTAAGAAAGAAGTGGATGATTCAATTGAGGGTAAAAACGTTGCCGATTTTTCGCGATCAAAATCTATCAAATCACTGTTTCGTATGGTGACTCCGCATCTGCGTATCAAGGATATTCCGATGTTGGTGGTGAATCATACCTACAAAGAAATTGGTATGTATCCCAAAGATATTGTGTCTGGTGGTACTGGTGTGATGTATTCCGCAGATACCGTCTGGATTATTGGTCGTCAGCAAGATAAAGATGGCACTGAGTTGACGGGTTACAATTTCGTGATCAATGTGGATAAGTCACGATTCGTTCGTGAGAAGTCTAAGATTCCGATTACCGTCTCATTTGAAGGTGGCATTCAACCATATTCAGGATTGTTAGATGTTGCGTTAGAAGGCGGATTTGTCAAGAAACCGTCACCTGGTTGGTATCAGAAAGACGGACAAACTACCAAACTTCGTTTTGAAGATACACAAACCAAAGAATTTTGGGGAGATATGTTGAATGATACAGTATTTCAAGAATTTATTCGCAAGCGGTATGAAGTGGCTTACGGATCTATTCTTCCCACCCGATCAACCGAAGAAGATTCTGAATAAAGATTATCGTATTTGTGAAGATGATACGGGCCAGTTTATTGAAGTGTTGACTGGTCTGTATGCGGGGGCGCGGTATCGGTATCGATGGTCCTATGTCACAGAATCAGAAGGATTTGCAACATTACATTTCTCTACAGAGATTTTGAATCGTTCGGGATTCAGTGAGTTAGATCACGAGTTTCATACCACTGCTGGTGATATTCTTTGTTCAATGATTGAAACTAAGGAGTTGGGATTGAATGACCCGTCTTGAACACATTATTCTTCGTCATCTCATTTATCACGAAGACTACACGCGAAAAGTATTTCCGTTTCTCAAAGAAGAATATTTCCTTGAACGTTCGGAAAAGGTGCTATTTCGCTGTATCAGTAGATTTCTTGAAGATTATAAAGCGTGTCCGACGTATGAAGCTCTCATTATCTCTTTGTCAGAGAATACCTCATTACGCGAAGATGAAGTTCAGCAGAGTCACGATCTTATCAAGACGCTTCATGAACATCGTCAGGATGACACGAATCTTGAGTGGTTGATTTCGCAAACAGAATCGTTCTGCCAGGACAAAGCAGTCTATAATGCGGTGCTAGAATCTGTGGCGATTCTTGAAGATAAGAAAACCAAACGTGCCAAGGGTGAGATTCCAGAATTACTCAAGAAAGCCCTGGGAGTCTCGTTTGATCCGCATGTGGGTCATGATTATATTGAACAGGCTGAGCAACGATTTGAGTTTTATCATAAGAAAGAAGCGAGAATTGCGTTTGATCTTGAGTTCCTCAACAAGATTACAAATGGAGGATTGCCGAGAAAGACACTGAATATCATTCTCGCAGGAACTGGTTGCGGGAAAACTTTGGCGATGTGTCATATGACAGCATCCTGTTTGTCGGCAGGATTGAATGTGTTGTACCTGACGATGGAAATGGCTGAAGAACGGATTGCGGAACGAGTTGATGCGAATCTGTTGAATTTAGATTTGGATACATTGAAGAAAATTTCTAAAGCTGATTACGAGAGGAAGTTCCAAGCTCTTCGATCTCGAACACAAGGAAAACTGATCATCAAGGAATATCCAACGGCGTCTGCCTCTGTACTTCATTTTAGATCATTGTTGAATGAGCTTCAGTTGAAGAAAAACTTTCGTCCTGATATTATCTTTGTCGATTACATCAATATTTGTGCATCTGCTCGGGTAAAACCAGGAGCGAATATCAACTCTTACACTTATGTGAAATCTATCGCCGAGGAGTTGCGCGGACTGGCAGTAGAATTTGATGTGCCCTTGGTCAGTGCGACTCAGACGACACGAAGCGGGTTTGCGAATTCTGACCCCGACTTGACTGATACGAGCGAATCATTTGGGCTTCCCGCGACGGCTGATTTTATGTTTGCAATGATTGTTACGGAAGAATTGCAGCAGTTGAATCAAGTGATGATCAAACAGTTGAAGAATCGGTATGGCGATCCCTCTACGAATAAACGGTTTGTGATTGGGATTGATCGAGCAAAAATGAAACTGTACGATGTGGAAAACTCTGCGCAGCAGTTGACTGATTCGGGTCAGGATGACGAAGAGGTTCATCAGAAGTTTGAAAAATATTCAGGATTAATTGTATAATGTATGATGTTGCTCGACATATGCCGATGTTGAAAGCGTTAGCGGAAACTGCTGATGATCATCGAAGTCGTCATGCTGCAGCGATTGTGTATCGCAATCGAATTGTTGCTGTTGGAACCAATCATTTTAAAACTCATCCGTTTCAGATCAAATATCGTCGGCGTCCTGATGCCATCTATCTTCATGCTGAAGTGGCTGCGATCAAACGGGCGATTTGGCATTTATCTGAGAAGGAATTGAAACGATCCATGTTGATTAGTGTGCGGATTAAATATGATAATCGTTTGAATCCTCGTTTAGGAATGTCAAAGCCATGTGAAGGGTGTCAGAAAGCGATTGCAGAGTTCGGAATTCGCCATGTGTATTATACCACTGAAACTCAAGAGATCGTGACTCTTTAACTTCATTATTGGTTAAGTTATAAATACTTTGTAAATAAGGAGAGTTCATGGCTTGGGAATCATTACAACCTTCTAGTTTGTTCGAACGCGAAAGATCACAAGACATTCCCTCTTTGGTCAGAAAATCGAACGATAAGTTTTGGGTGATTCCTATCGGTAAATACCAACAGCTGTTGGTGGAAAAGGTTAATATTATTAAGTCTTTGGATCGCGGATCAAAAGAATATCTTATTGCCCTTGTTGAATATATGGGTGGGAAAAAAACGATACCTTTAGCATCATTGTACAAGAAAAATAATATTCCTGATACCGATATCATTAAAAATTTCGGTGAAGTTCTTGGTCCTTTTTTTGCTTTGACTGTTCTACAAAAAAGTACATCAGAGAAGATGCATAATATTGTGTTTCCGACTAGACAAAATTATGAAATATTTGATTTCTTTGTGAAAGACGGAATTCATTATGGGTTTAGCTCAAAGGCATTAAAGGGTGGTTCTAATCCCTTAGTTCCGAGGCTGTTTATTGAGCGTATGACCGAAATGAAAACACAGGCAGACTTTCGTAATTTTCAGGTAGAGATAGATGTGCTGAGGGCGTTAACGGATGGGGGGATGTTTTCTGGAGTTGTTAATGCTTTTGGGTTGATGATGGAAAAGAAAAAGTTGGCTGAAGGATTTGATTCGAAGGTCTATAATATTTTTAGGAACGTTAATTTCGCAGCAGATGCCGTTAAATTGGAAAAAAATAAAGAAGAGTATATCTCTAAGTTGAAGTTATCTAATCAAAAAGCATACGAATCTTTTTTAACTGAGTATGTATTTGATAAGATTTCTACTCAGAAGAAGCAAGAAACTAAAGCTATGGCTAAAAAAGATAAAGATGGGTATGGATTTTTGAGTGTTAATGTAGTATTCGGGATGATTAAGTACATATCTTCAGTATCAGATTTTAAATTTGATGATATCATGAAAGCTCTATTTCCAGATCTGAATATCATTAAAATGGGGTTGACGAAAGATGGTATACCTCAATTTCACCTACAGACAACCGCAGATGCTACTAAAGTATTTCAATTAGATACTTATCATGTGGGGGACGAATATGCGTTTCGTAGTAAAGCCTCTTGGGATAGAGTTCGTGATAAACTAGGGATTCAATTGTAATGAAATTTCTTCAATATCTTACAGAATCTAAAGAAGGTAAAAACGTCCATCTCGAGCACCTTGAGGACGAGGTGATTAACCGTGGTCTGTCGGGAGCGACTGATGCAGTGAATTTTCTGCGCTCATTGCGCGATATGTTGTCGGGAGACGCAGATCGTCGAGTAAATATCACTACCAAATGGGATGGCGCACGTGCGGTCATTTTGTGGTATTGATCCCACATCCAAAAAGTTTTTCGTCGGCACCAAATCAGTCTTTGCCCAATCTCCCAAGTTAAACTTCACTGATGCGGATATTGATCAAAATCATCCAGGCGAGGGACTGAATAAAAAACTCAAGATTGCGACTCTATGACAAAAGACTTGAACAGTTTGGTTCGTGAATACCCATCCTCTTTGGATGCTGAGACCTGCAATATGATTATCCGTCGGTTTGAACAGGATACAGCGAATCAACAAAAAATTTCAATGCCAGGTCATCGGTCATTCACTGAAATCAATGTTAGTTCAGTATCTGATTGGCATGATATTCACGACCTCCTTGTGAATAAAACTATCGATGTCTTGCAGCTTTATTCGAAAGATATTGGATTAGATTCTTGCCAATTACCTGAGCAATATGGATTTGAACAAATTCGTATCAAACGGTATATACCAAACACGAATGATGAATTTCGGCTTCATGTCGATGTTGGAGATCATTCTTCGGCACGACGGTTTTTGGTGTGCTTTTGGTATTTGAACGACGTTCAGAGTGGTGGAGAAACAGTGTTTCCTCGATTCTTATCAAATGGATCCGCACGGGTCGTGAAACCCATTCAAGGACAGTTATTGATATTCCCACCAATGTGGATGTTTCTCCATGCTGGGAATAAACCGATCAGCAACCCTAAATATATCATAGGCACGTATCTGCATTACTTATAGAGGTCATCACGTGATGAAATTCTCTCAGTTCCTCAAAGAATCTAAAGAAGGTAAAAACGTCCATCTGGAACACCTCGAAGATGAGGTGTTGAATCGTGGCTTGGCTGGCGCCAATGATGCCGTCAATTTCTTGCGGTCATTGCGCGATATGTTGTCAGGTGATGTTGATCAACAAATCAATATCACGACCAAGTGGGATGGCGCACCTGCTATCGTTTGCGGTATTGATCCTGAATCCAAAAAGTTTTTCGTCGGCACCAAGTCAGTGTTTGCGAAATCGCCGAAGTTGAACTTCACTGATGCCGATATTGATAAAAATCACCCCGCCGAAGGATTGAATAAGAAACTCAAGGTGGCGCTGCGATATCTCTCGGAGATTGGCATCAAGGGTGTGCTGCAAGGTGATATGTTATTCACCAAAGGCGATCTGAAATCAGAAACCATCGATGGCGAGCACTATTACACCTTCCAACCAAATACGATTGTCTATGCGGTCCCGAAGGACTCAACGCTGATCAAACGGATGCTTGAGGCTGAAATTGGAATTGTGTTCCATACCTCCTATCATGGGAAAACGATGGCGGATATGCAAGCCTCATTCAACGTCGATATCGGTTCACTTCATCATATCAAATCGGTCTGGTTCCGTGATGCCTCATTTGTCGATGAAAGTGGACTCGCGACCTTCACCAAAGAAGAAACGCAGGATGTGACAGATCATATTGTTGAGGCGCAGAGATTAGTGAAACAGCTTCCTTCACGGTTTATGGGTCAATTATTGGTTCAGGAAAAGATTATCGCTGCACTCAAAAAGTTTCAGAATGCGCAAATTCGTCAGGGGCAGAGTATTGAGAAGCCACCTCTGTTTATCAATCAGTTTATTCGGACCTATGAAACAGAACTGAATCAAGAGATTTTGAGTGCGAAGAAAGCTGAAACAAAAGCGAATCGCACGAAAGAAAAGACGCAAACGATTGGCTTTTTGCGCACGAACTATGCCTCATTAATCGTCATGATTGAATTGATGAATGCCTTAGTTCAAGCTAAGTTGGTGATTGTCAGAAAAATACAACAGATCAAGAGTCTCGGAACCTTCCTGCGCACCGATACTGGGTTCAGAGCCACGACACCAGAAGGCTTTGTGGCGGTGAACTTGAAGAAAGGTAATGCTGTAAAATTGATTGACAGACTGATTTTTTCCAGGGCCAATTTTCAATCCGCCAAAAATTGGGAGAAATAATATGCGTTGGATACTCGTTTTCCTAATATGGTCGCTTCTCTCCGTTTCTGCTTGGGCTATGACCCCTGCGGAAATGGAACGCGATATTCCGACGCTCATCGAACGATTCATTCAGAACAATACAAAGCATGGTGGTCCTCGATCTTATACGTGGGTTATCGAGGAGATGGCCCCAGACTCTGCAGGGCAGATTGTTGTGGAAGTGCGAATTATTAGCGCATCTCTGGATCGAAAAACTGTCGATGATGAACGCTATCGGATTCTGTTTGCGTATATTGATCCTAATCCCATTCGACCGTATGGTTTTACAGTGATTGTAGGATATTCAAAACTTTCAGGCACAAATTTGTCGTGCGAACCGGAGAAAAAATAATGGCGATTGATCTCTCACAAATTCTTCAAGAATACGACGATGATGCATTTGGATTTTCTGCTGTCTCAGAAGAAGAGTACAATAAAGTTATCAACGAATCTGCTGATACCGTCGATGAACTCAAAGACCGCCTTCAGCAAGTGGAAAAGATGGTAATGCCGTTTCTCGTGAAGATGTTGAAGACTTCTGATAAGGCGTATATCTACTGGCCTGGGAGGGCCAAAATTCTAGAAGATGTCATCAAGAAGATTCTTGCGTTGACAAGAGTTCCTTCATAGTTTTGGACATTTTTTCTCTATATTCTGTTCCTTGAAGCACACTCATCATTTTTTGTCTGAATTCTGGATTTTGCCATTTTCTTTTCTTAGTTTCTGATATTTTCGCTCGTGTTTCATCAGAGTGTCTTCTTCCAGTCATTCCTTTATGAGACTTTTTGAGTTTTTCTATAGTTTCTGGTGAATGATGTCTTCCTGTCAAAGATTTGCTGATTTTTTCGCGATATTTTGGATTATTCATTGGATTTGAATTTGGATTTTCTTTACACCATCTTTTTCTTGATTCTGATCGCTTTTTTCTTGTTTCAGGTGAGATGTTATCTGTTCCCTCTCCGCCGTCTGTTTTATTGAGAAGGATTCCTGTTCCCAGATCTTTTCTTCCATACCATCTGATATATCTTCTTTCTAATGCGAACGCACCAACTTCACTTAGATTCTTTTCTAGAAATATAATTTTAGAACGATCTGAAGGAATAGAAATTCCTTTATGAGTAGCATATACACGACGACCTTTACCTTTTCCGATGTAATATGGAGTTCCGTTTCGCTTTCTCAGATAAGCGTAGACATAGAACTTGTATTGGGTTTCTTGACTTGAGATGTTGTTTGTAGTATTATAAATAGACATGCTGACACTCCCTTCTAAAGCTATGGTGTTAGAGTGGGTGGATGTTAGTAGCATCGCGACCCACATCTATTTATAATATTTGAGTTTTTATGCTTCAGTTCAAGAAATATATCGCAAAGTATAAACCCAAGCAGGATTTTGTGTCCAAAGCAGGAGCAGGGGAATGGGGTCGGTCTGAAGTGGTCAAAAAGTATCAAGAGGAGACTCCAGGGCAGTCCACTAAATAAGAGTAGATAATGAGGTAATTATGGATCTTGTGATTGGTGCAGTAACAGGGTATTCTTTTTCTCAAATTAAGAATTGGGTCAATTCATTAGATCGCTGTGGGTTCAAAGGAACCAAGGCGATGCTGTGTTATAATATCAAGTTCGACGTGGCGCAGGAACTTGCACGGCGTGGCTATGCGATTCTTGCATTCAATCAAGATCCAGAAACGAAAGATCTCGTATATTCAGGTGAATTCAATATCGTGCGAGAACGCTTTCTGCATCTTTGGTATTTTCTTAATCGTCTGGAAAACAAATCTGACTATCGGTATGTGATCGCAACGGATGTCAAAGATGTGATCTTTCAGCGCAATCCTTCAGAGTGGCTTGAAGATAATCTTATTGATCCGTGGAAGATCAATGTGGCTTGTGAATCGATTCATTATAAAGATGAACCATGGGGTCGGAATAATCTTTATCAATCATTTGGGCCTCTAATCTATGATCAGTTTCAGAATAATCTCATTTATAATGCTGGGACTATCTCTGGTCGATTCTCTCATCTTCTGGATTTCTTTTTGAATGTTTACTTAACCTGTTTAGGCGCACCTCTTCATGTTCCTGGTGGCGGAGGAGCAGATCAAGCGGCTGTAAATATATTGTTAAATACTCGCGCCTATAAAAGCATCACTCGATTCACCGCTGCTAATGAAGCATGGGCTGCGCAGTTAGGTACCACCAAAGATCCTAATAAAGTGTCTGAGTTTCGTCCCTTCCTGACTGAGGGCGAACCAATTCTCAAAGATGGATTGATTTGTACTGAACATGGTGATCCCTACTATCTTGTGCATCAATATGATCGAGTGCCAGAATGGAAGTCGATGATTGACGCGAAGTATGCTGAATGAATTTTACCTTTGCAATCACTACTGATTATTCTAATGAAGGGCGACTGGATGAAATCGTCAACTCCATTCGCAATTTACACATCCCTCATTATGAAGTCTTGATTATTGGTCCTGGTCGAGATGGAAAAAATGGACGGGTGCGGTGTCTTGGATTTGATGAATCTGTTCGCCCTGGTTGGATTACTCGAAAGAAAAATATTCTTTGTCAACAAGCTGAGTATGACAATATTGTCTTGATGCATGATTATTATGTCTTTGATCGGAACTGGTATGATCAATTTTTAACTTTTGGTGAGGACTGGGATATTTGTTCCAATCAGCAGCTGTTGATTACGGGAAAACGCCACTTCACCGATTGGGTCATGTGGGATCATCCGACCATCCCTCGTTATACACCGATTGATTATAATGAATGGGAACTGACGCAGTATATGTACATCTCAGGGGGATACTATCTTCTAAAAAAGAAAATTGCGATTCAATATCCACTGAATGAACAGATGATGTGGGGATCAGCAGAAGATATTGAGTGGTCTCTTCGTGTGAGAAAAACTTGTAAATTGGTCTGTAACGGAAACGCTATTGTGCGTCATAATAAGGTACATCGCGATGCTCACTAAACTGTTGATTTTTGATTTGGATGGAGTCTTGATTGATTCACGTGACGCACATTTTGAAGCTCTGAATCACGCACTCGCGGCATTCGATGAATCCTATGTGATTAGTCGTGAAGATCACCTGAGTGTGTTTGATGGATTACCCACCACGAAGAAGCTGGAAAAATTAGCAGAGACCAGAGGGTTGCCTCGCACTCTGTTTGATGTGATTTGGAAATTGAAACAAGAGTACACCGTCAAATTATTATCCAATCTTCAGATGAATGTGACTGCGATCAATATTGCGATTGCGTTACAGAAGCGTGGATGGAAAATCGCAGTCGCCAGTAATGCGATTCGGGAGACCATCAAGACTGCACTCAATGCGATTGGCTTGCTGCCTTATGTAAATCATATTGTGAGCAATGAGGATGTGGGTCACCCGAAACCTTTTCCAGAAATGTATTGGCAATGTATGACGGCGATGAAAGTGTTGCCTAAACATACAGTCATTATTGAAGATAGTCATATTGGTCGTCAAGGCGCATTGGATTCTGGTGCGCATCTGTATCCTGTAGAAAATGTTGCTGATTTGAAGGAGGATCGTTTTATGGCATGGATGGATCAGTTTGAACACCAAGATCGGTCGCAGTCGATTCCGTGGCGCGACAAAAAGATGAATGTGTTGATTCCGATGGCTGGGGCTGGATCACGATTTGCGGCAGCAGGATATACGTTTCCTAAGCCACTCATTGAAGTGAACGGCAAGCCGATGATTCAGGTGGTAGTCGAAAACCTGAACATTGAAGCCAATTATATCTTTCTGGTTCAGAAAGAACATTATGAAAAGTATAATCTCAAGTATTTGTTGAATCTGTTGTCCGATAATGTGACGATTGTGCAAGTCGATGGCGTCACGCAGGGTGCTGCGTGTACCACTCTTTTAGCAAAAGAGTTTATCAACAATGACAATCCCTTGGTGATTGCGAACTCCGATCAATTTGTGAAATGGAACTCTAATGAATGTCTCTATGCGTTTACCGCTGATGGGATTGATGGTGGCATTCTGACCTTTACCGCGACCCATCCTAAATGGTCCTATGCGGCGTTGGATGAACACGGATTTGTGAAAGAGGTTGCAGAAAAGAAACCGATCTCCAATATTGCAACGGTAGGTATCTACTATTGGCGTAAAGGTTCGGATTATGTCAAGTATGCCGAACAGATGATTGAACGAAATATTCGATTCAATAATGAATTTTATGTGTGCCCCGTGTTCAACCAAGCGATTGAGGATGGAAAACGGATTCGTGTCAAGTCTGTTGAAGAAATGTGGGGACTCGGTGTACCTGAAGATTTACAAGTGTTTCTTCAACATCATAAGTGATGGGAGTAAAGAATGCAAGTTTGGATTTTGACATTCAATCGTCCTCAAGCTCTCAACCGGCAGATCAATGCGTTCAAGGATTGGGCTGATGTTCATATTTTTTCTAATCATCCAGTCATTGAATTGACTGAAGAGAATCACGAGTTATTGAAACAAGAACGACTCCATATCATCTATAATACATTGTCAGATCCAGAATCGAATTCGTATTGTGCGCGATCTTGGAATAACATCTTTCTCAAAGCATTCAAAACGGAAGAACGAATAATTTGTATTCAGGATGATACTTGCATCACGAATCCTGCAGCATTTCGTGCGTTGCTCGAAGAGAATATGCCCAAGTATGATCTGATTTGGGGTCCTGCGGGAGATCAGTTCTTTTATCTGACCAAATCTGTGTTACAAAAGGCAGGATGGTTTGATGAACGCTATTTGGGATGTTATTGTGGGGATGCGGATTTCCTCAAACGTATCTGGATCAGTTATGATCGTGATCGTCTCTCAGTGACAGACAGTCACGACTGGGGATTTACGCATAATGATATTGGCGTGGGAAGAATTATTCCGACTGATATTCACGCCAAGGCTGTTGATTCTACCTATGTGAATCAGCACGAAGAAACAGAAGGAAAATTGAATCGAAGAAACACTGCTCTACACCAATCACAATCGCATTTCAAAGCGAAATGGGATGCGCCAGGAAATGGCATCAATGGGATTGGGAGTATGATTCAATACACCACTCCATCGCAGATTCCTGAGATCGATTGGTATCCGTGGTTTACAACGAAATATTTGAATGGGGGGCTTTATGTCTAAGATGAGTGAAGGATCGTTTCTGAAACGACAATCAGATTTCTGGAATGGGATTTCTCAAACCTGGTCCCTACAGAATAAGAATCCTGTTGTCGGTTGGTATGATTTCCATAATAGTTTCCCCTATTATAAGACTCATCTGTTTCGTGGAATTCAGAATACGAAAGATAAAGTGGTCTTGGAAATCGGGTGTGGTCCTGGACGCAATATGATTCTCTTTCGTGACTGGTTTGCGCGGATTGATGGCGTCGATATCGCTCCTGATACCTTGATCAAAGCACGAATCAATCTAACAGACGCAGGAGTGCCGATTCCGAATCTATGGGCCATGGATGGCAAGTCGCTTCCGATGATTGGGAATGCCAGTTATGATATTGTGTTTATGGTGATTTCTCATCAACACATTACATCACGCGCAGTTCGACTCAATCTTTATAAAGAAGTCAATCGCGTGCTGAAGCCAGGTGGGTATTTCTGTTTTCAAACTGGATATGGACCTGGACATCCTCGTTCGGTTGATTATTTTGCTGAGACGTTTGCGCACGATGATGAATTTGTGAATAAGGATGTGCGAGTCGAAGATTTGTCTGTCTTGACGCAGGATGTCGAAACGGCTGGATTTCACCATACGGATATTGTGCTGACGGAACCATGTAAAGATGAGCATCCACAATGGCTCTGGTTGAGAACGGAAAAAGTATGACCGACGTTCAACTCAAACAACTGCGACAGTGGCATCAGTCTCTTGATTCCTCCGTTCGTTTTGGATCGCCCATTAGTCAAGATGGACTCAAAGACTTGCGAGAATTGATCTGGGAACTGATTGACGAAAAGATAGGGGAATCCAAATGAAACTCTGCTTTGTGGTTCATCGTTATGCTCCATTCCCTGGGGGATCTGAATATTATGTCCAATGGATGGCTGAAGAATGTCAACGTCGAGGTCATGAGGTCACAGTCTTTACGGGGAAACACGATGGGGATTTAAATGGCGTTCGAGTCACCTCAGATGGAATTATCTTTAATGAGTCATTTGATTTGATCGTGGTCCATGGTGGAGATGTTCATGTTCAAAACGCTGTATTGTCAGCCATTCCTCGTCTGACCTCGCCGGTGTTATATCTGATTATTAAACCCTCTGATAGTCCTGTGTGTCAGTTGGCCATGAATTATGCTGCAGCGATTGGATGTTCAACGATTGAAGATTGGGATCATGTCTCTAAGTATAAGGCTGGGGATCGCGCTTATGTCGTGCGTCATGGAATTGATCCGAATCGACGTACAGGAACCCGTGGACTTTTTCGCGAGAAATACGGAATTCCAAATACAACACGACTCTTTTTGTCCTGTGGTGGGTATTGGCCCAATAAACGGATGCGGGAATTAGCTCAGACCTTTGAACAAGCGAATCTTGAAAATGCGATTCTGGTCACGACTGGATATGACAATTCAATGGATCTGATGCCAACCGCCTCATCTCGTGTGCTTCCGTTGATGTTAGAAAGGGAGAGCGATGTAGCGAATGCTATTGCCGATGCGGATGTCTATATTATGAACTCAAGCGAAGAAGGTTTTGGATTGGTTCTATTAGAGTGTATGCTAAATCAGACTCCTTGGATTGCTCGTAATATTGCGGGAGCGCGATTATTGAAACAGTTCGGAACAGTCTATGAGTCCGAATCTCAATTAAAGGAGATTCTAAAGACTTACACCGTGAATTGTGAACAACTGGTGGCAGGATCTCGCCGCCTTCACTCCACCCATTTGATAGGGAATACTGTTGATGATATTTTAGCGGTGGCAACTCTCAAAAAGACTAAATAGTAGTAGAGACTATTTGCTGTAGAGGCGAAAAATGTCAAAATTTAGCACTAAACCTATATTTTCCCCTAAAGCGAACACTGCCACCAGTTCAGTAGTTCCGCAGCCCTACACCGAAGTTTTTCCGAAACTGTATTCTGAAGGTAAAGAATCAACAGCGGTTCTGGCATTTGGGCGGCTGAATCCCCCAACGACTGGACACGCTAAACTCGTCGATAAGATCCATGAGGTGGGTGAGGGTCATCATAAAGAACTCGTCGTCTCCCATTCTCAGGACTCTAAAAAGAATCCACTGTCGCCAAGTCAAAAAATAAAGCATCTCAAGCGATACTTTCCTGGCACTAAGATTACCGCTGCATCAAAAGACGAGCCAACACTGATTCATCATGCCAAACGATTGAACCAGGCAGGGCATCAACATTTAGTCTTTGTCGCAGGAAGTGATCGCACGCATCAGTATAAGCAACTCCTGAACAAGTATAATGGAAAAGAATACAAGTTCAAGTCCATCAAAGTAGTGTCAGCGGGAAAGAGAGACCCCGATGCTGAAGGAGCCGAAGGTATGAGTGCATCAAAGATGCGAGAACATGCGAAGTCGGGCAACTTCAAAGAATTTCGTAAAGGTGTTCCCACACATGTCTCGGATCAACATGCCAAAGAACTCTATCATGATGTGCGTCATAGCATGAAACTTACCGAATCAGTTCATACACCTGAACCACCTCTCTATAAAGCCATGTTTTTGGTTGGCGGACCAGGATCAGGTAAAGATTTTCTTTTGAAACGAGTCTTTGAGGGATGTGGATTGACAGAAATAAGTGCAGAAAAAATCTATGATCATTTGATGCACTCAACCACAAAATCTCTTTCTAAATTGATGATCTCAGATTTGAGATCGCGGTTGGTCTTGGAAGGGTCACAAGGAATTATTGTCAACGGATCTGCTGAGGATGCGGATAAGATTGTGCATATTGCTGAACTATTGGAGTCAGTCGGATATAGCACAGCGATGACATTTGTGAGTACTACAGATGAAAGTTCTCAACATCGTAATCAACTTCGTGGGCATCGCGGTGGTCGATGTATGACAGAATCAATTCGTCATGAAAAATGGGAACGATCTCAACAAGCCTTAGATCGTTTTAAAGATTTGTTTGAAGAAGATTTGATTGTATTTGATAACTCAATTGATCTGTTGAATCCCCAGATTGATTTGACGATTACAGAATCAAAAAACATTGAATTGACGCAAATTCGTCATCGCATTGATCAGTTTCTTACACGCGACTCCCAAGATCCAATCGCATACCAGCTTTTTGAATCAATTCGTCCTGCACTTCCCGATCATCCAAGACCAGATCTCTCTGATGAAATTGCTGAACTAGGATTGCGATATTATGGATTTGGACGGTATGGCACACACGGTCTGATCACACATCATCTTCACGAAAATCGTTTGATACCCGTAGATTCCTATCCAAAACGCAGTATCAAAGAATCGCAGATAATCGAGGAGCAAAGCGAAACCATGATTGACCAGTTAGCGAAAAAACATGGAGTCTCCCACAAGTCTATTATGGCGCAGTTAGAAATGGGCATTGAAGTAGAAATGGAACACACGAAAGATCAGGATATTGCACTCAAGATTGCATTAGATCATTTGAAAGAACGTCCCGATTACTATACGAAATTGAAAACCTTAGAACAGTCGCCTAAACAGAAATTGTCATTTGCACAAGTGAAAAAGAAAATGCAAGAAACCACCTATGGGTATGATGAAACGACACCACAACAATGGGGTCCTGATAAGGATGAATGGAATATGAAAATGGGTGGACGAGCGGGAGCTCCAGTCAAAAGTAAAACGTTTTTAATAAAGAAATCATGAAATCTTTTAAATTCTATTATACAGCACCCGATCAAACTATTGCGGAAGCACTTGATTGGCATCTCACTAATCAAGTTCCGCTTCAGGAAAATATTTTCCGCGTAGGATCTGAAAAGTATTTTGAACTATTTCGGACGGCTCGCGAATTACAATTAGAGGGTGTGATTCAATTATCTGAACTGGATCGAATCTTATTAGAAGAAACTGATATTGGCGAATTTGAACTCTATGAAGGAACGATGGTTCCATTGGATTGTCCAATGATTGCGGAAGAAGACGAAGCGACCCCACCATTAAATAAGCCAAAACGCGGAGGTCCTAAGAAGTTTTATGTGTATGTGCGCAAGCCAGATGGTGGCGTCAAAAAAGTAACCTGGGGTGATACCACAGGATTAAGTGTAAAGATGAATAATCCTGAACGAAGAAAGTCATTCGCTGCACGACATAAATGTTCTACACAGAAAGATCGAACGAGTGCTGCATATTGGGCATGTAATACTCCTCGTTATGCAAAGGCATTAGGATTATCTGGAGGGGGGAATTTTTTTTGGTGATGACTTATACAGATTGTAAAACGCAAGATTCTTGGATTCGTGTATTTGATGTATCAGTTAATGATGATGAATTAATTTGGCATCGCGATCATCATACTCGTTTCATTGAGATCAAAGAAGGGAAAAATTGGAAGTTACAGATAGAAGATCATATGCCATTTCTATTGAATGTTGGTAAAACATATGTGATTCCCAAGAATGTGTATCACCGACTACATCGCGGAACAACAAAATTAAGTCTTTCAATTTACGAATATTTACAATAGCGAGAGAATTATGGCACAATATCGTATTGACAAAAATCTCATTCGTCCCGAAGGAAAAACGAATTACGAAGTAATGATGTTGTCTAGTCGATTGACCCCTAACGGCACGACAACTGATGCCTTTGGTCGATTGCGCACATCAGAACCTTTTACCTTATTTGACTCAGTACATCGATATGAACAAAATAAAAAATGGGATACTGCAACTGCTGGATCGGGTACAATCACATTTATAGAATCTGAATCGTCTGTAAATTTAAAGATTTCAACTGCAAACACTGATAGTGTTATTCGTCAAACCTATCGACGATTCGCCTATCAACCAGGAAAATCGCTTCTTGTGATGAATACCTTTGTCATGGGACCAGAACAAGCCAATACAACTATGCGTGTTGGATATTATGGTGCGAATAATGGTGTCTATCTTGAACGCGCCGATAGTACTGTCAATCTTGTTCTTCGTTCCAATTCAAGTGGAACAATTGTAGAAACTCGTGTACCTCAGACAGATTGGAATACTGATCGATTTGACGGATCTGGAGTTGCATATTCAGTAAATTCAAATCATTCTACATCATTAGATGTAACGAAGACTCAAATTTTCTGGTTGGATATTGAATGGCTTGGTGTTGGTGATGTGCGGTGTGGGTTTGTGGTTGACGGTTTACCGATTGTTGCGCATGTATTTCATCATGATAATCTGGCGACGGGCGCATATATAACCACTGCCTGTTTGCCATTACGATATGAAGTTTTTAATACAGGGACAGCTTCATCTAATGCCTTCATGAAACAAATCTGTTCCACTGTAATCTCTGAGGGTGGATATCAAGGTCGTTCAGAACCACACCATGCGGGTCAACACATCAATCAATTAAAAGATTTGCAAACAGCGGGTACTTGGTATCCGATTACATCCATTCGTCTGGCCCCTGGTCGCGAAGAGAGTGTGGTAAACCCAATTAATATTGAATTAGTGGGCAGCAATAATACGAGTGCATTCTATAAGTATAGAATTATTAAAAATGGCACTCTTGCGAACACTTCATGGACGACACATTCTGCTAATACGGTGCAATATGATCTCATGGCAAATACGATTACGGGGGGAATAGAACTGGATGGAGGATATTTCAGTACCGCATTGAAGGGTGGGTCTATTAGTATTGGATCGCTTGAAGATTTCAGCTCGACATTAGGTGCATCATTAAATAATACGAGTGATATTATCACAGTCGTTGTACAATCTGATACAAATGGCGCAGATGTTGGCGCGATTATTTCTTGGAATACACTCACATAAGGAGCCATGTATGGCACAGTTTACGAAACAATTCATGACAGATGGGCAGTTTGATTACAAGAAGATCATGGAACATCGGATGCAGGGTCAGCTGGAACCGCTGACAGAAGAGCCTGACAACGACCAGTTTACGCAAGAAGTCAAGACGGCTGAAGCGAAGTCGCAGGGTAAGGGGAAGAAAGCTGAAGTCGCCAAGCCTTCTGTGCAGGCTGTCAAGAATGAAGAAGTGGAGATGTATGACGCAGATGCGATCAATGGTGTTACCGTGGAAACGCTTGGAGAAGAAAAGAAGTGGATTGCCGGTGCGATCAAGAAACCTGGTGCGCTGCATAAAGCCTTGGGGGTGCCTGAAGGTGAAAAGATTCCTGCTGAAAAACTTGAGAAAGCGGCGAAAGAACCTGGAAAGATGGGCAAGCGTGCGCGACTCGCGAAAACATTGAAGACGTTGCGCAAGGAATCGCTGGAGCGCATTGAGGAAGCGGAACTGTCTCCGAAGCAGAAAAAGATTGCGAAGATTGCTGGTGATCCACACAAGATTGATCAACATGATTTGAAAGCATTGCGTGGTGGGCATGAGATGAAAGAAGAAGTGGAAGAGCTTGAGGAAGAGCAGTTGGACGAATTGAAGAAGTCCACACTAGCATCGTACACTCAAAAAGCTCATAAAGAACAGATGTATATGGCGCGTCACCCTGAACCTGGTGTCCCAAAACATATCGCTGCAAAAGAATCACAAAAAAGAGAAAAGGGTATTGCCACTGCAGTAAAGAAACTTGCTAAGGAAGAAGTAGAACAGATTGAGGAACGTGAATTGACACCTGCGGAAACGAAGAAGAAGGAAGAAGTCGTCAAGAGTATGAAGAAGAAATTGCCGGGCTTCAAGGAACGCTACGGTGAGCGAGCGAAAGAAGTCATGTACGCGACGGCAACAAAAATCGCCAAGAAGGACTAACACTATGGCACACTCATACAAAGTCGGGGATACCGTGGTTCCGACGATCGGACCACATAAAGGACACCCACATACGGTGATTCATGTTCACAGCACTGGTGAAGTGAATATCAAGCCGAAGGGATTGACAGGCAAGCGGAATCGGTATCGCATGGGGGCGACAACAGCCCAGCCGCATCATCTCAATCCTCATACGGTTGCGGAGTCTGCTGCGTGCCCTGATTGTGGCTGTGATCCATGTAAATGTAAGAAGATGAATGAAGATCACGTTCAAGTTGGCGATCGTGTTCATGCGGGGTTTGGTTCTAAAGGTGGTGTAGGGTTTCGTGGTGTTGTGAAAAAGATGGATGGAAATGGACATGTCCACGTCGAATTAGATAAGGACCCACATGATAAATTTGGACCGCGCAAGATTATTGCCCCCCATCATCATGTGACCAAAGAATCTTTAGATGAAGAAATGGCGCCATCACACAAAGGATCGCACCAATATACAGGAAAGATCGGCGGGAAAACGTATGTGGTTCCTCATGCTACATACTCCTCCTTTGAACCTGAGCATAAAAAGCCGTTATCACATAGCACGGTAACATCTCGGGAGCATGTAGCCAAACACAATAAGAATATGTCTCCAGAGGAAATTGATAAGATTCATCAGCATATTCAACAAGTCCATAAAGAAAGCGTTGAAGAAGGTTACACGACGATGAAGGGGAAAGAATCCTTCATGAAGAAGAAACCGCTGGATGTGAAGTATGGGTCTCGTTGGCAGGTGATGTCACACGGCAAAACGATGGAGCGTCCGACGAAGGAAGAAGTAGAACTGGATGAATCAGAACCTCAGACTCATAAAGTCATGGTTACAGTATCCGACCCGAATCATCCTATGGTCCATAAACGAAAAGAATTGATTGCAAAACGTGTGGCAGTAAAAAGTCATACCAAAGAAGGTGCAGTCGAAAAGGCAAAGAAATTTTATAGAAATAGTGGATATAAAGTCCACGATGCTGAACATCATTCGATTATGCCATCAACTACGATGAAGACTGAAGAAACTCAGCTAGATGAGAAGTTCATCAATGGACGCCAATATGCATCCCATGGGTTGATGCATCCAGAGCATGCAGGACTTCCGATTCATCAGAAAACTGGTCGCGAAATCGATTTTTATGCGTCTGGTACAGGAGATAAAATAAGCGGGAAAGTGACGAAGAACGACGGCAAGCATGTACGCATTCAAGCTCACAAAACTCATGGCGGAAAACTCCATGTCTTCAAAGTGACGCCACATCTTCCAAAAACACAGAATGAAGAAGTGAAACTGGAAGAAGCGAGTCTGAAAGATGCCTGTTGGAAAGGCTTTGAGGCGATTGGAATGAAAGAAAAAGGTGGCAAGAAAGTGCCGAATTGCGTCCCTGTCAATGAACAGACGCCCTCAGGTGGCGTTGGTGGTCCTGAGAGCGCAGGTGTTCCGATGGGCGGCGATATCTCTACAAAGACCGTCACGGGATCTGATACAGCTCCCAAGAGTACGCGGAAGCAAGAGATTCTCAAAGATGTTATGAAATCTGCCAAAGAGAAACAGAAACAGAAGATCGGCGGCAAGTCGGAGTTTGAAAAAGATCCTGAATATCATCCATTGGTGATTACACAACAATGATCATTTATTGCGACATGGATGGCGTCTTAGTTAACTTTGAGAAAGGTGCAGAAATCGCTGTGGGTCATCCATTTGATTCATCAATCTTAGATTCGGCGAAGCAACAAGATCGTCAAAAGATTCTTCAACTGAAAGATGAGTTTTGGACGAATCTGCCACCAATGCCCGAGATGATGCGATTGTGGAAAGTAATTTCCAAATATCAATCGCATATTCTTTCAGCTAAAGCATCTTGGGATCGTGACGCAGGAGTGCGGTATTCACGAATCGGAAAAATGATGTGGGTCAAGAAGCATCTTGGTATTCCATTAACACGAGTGCATATTGTGAGACGTTCAGAGAAACAAGACTATGCTCAGTCGGAAACGGGTCCGAATCTCTTGATTGATGATTTTCGGAATAACATTGAAGAATTTCGTCGTGCTGGCGGAATCGCTATTCATCATATGAATGTGAATCAGACATTAAATGAATTGAGACAACTCGGTTATCATTAACATTTACAAGGAGAGTATCATGTCACTTTGGTCAGCAACAGATGCAAACACAGGAGCACCAAAATTTGCCGTCGCTGGTGGATTGGGAGTCTCTGGTAATGGTGATACGTTATACGGCAATACCACTTCTGGTGCATTCGTCACTGGTGCAGCGATTGGCGTATTTGGAGTGTCAGCTGGAGAAAAGGCAAATACCACAGGCGAATCTATCAAGGTATCTCATGCGGGATGGGTGCTTCGCAAACAAGGTACTGGCGGTCGTGCGGGTCGTGTCCATTATGAAACAATCGTGGCGCAGGGTTCGCAGAATGATGGCACATCAGATGATGCAGTCTTGCCGCAGTAATTTATGACTTCGTAGGAGAGCACGATATGGCAATTTCGTTCAAACAATTTGCCATCGATGAAGATCATATTGTTACCATGGGTCCTGAAAGAGGACCCATGGATATGACCCTCGGGAATGACTGGCATGATGAATTGAATGACCAGTTTGCTGAGGCATTTGAATCCCCGATGCTCAGTCCTGACATTGGATATAAACGAGTTTATGAACTCATGGCACCCTATCATCTGGCCCTGCCATTATTTGCATATCCATTAGATCCTGAGCAGGGAGAACATATATACTTAATCGATGGGTCACAACAGTGGTTTTTGTATACTGCATATTTTCAGACAGACATGGGACAGTATGAGTTTTATGCGGAAATTATGGACGAGCAGAATCTCAATGATTTTTTGACCTCAACGGATGAGGATGAGACGCTCGACATCTAAGTAATGTTTAATGTGCTAACAGAAGATAATGTATTTTTGTATGCAGTAAAAGCGTATGAACGCCCTAACTGTATCAAAAGTGAATTCAAAGATGACTTCAAGCGGTTCAGTTATCTGGGCCGCTTGTTTCGTCGTTATAAGAAAACAGGAGAGTTACGAGAGCGATTAATTTTGAATCATTTGGTCGTGTTGTACAACGTTTTTGGTGTTGAACCCACGACACGATTATTGTTTTTCTATATTCGGTCATCAGAGTATTCGATATTAAAAACGTGTTTATTGTTTTTGAATTATATGCCCAATATAATACGAGGCATTCGAAACGCAGATATTCAATCTTCGTCAATAGCAGTCGATATGTTCGTTGCTAATAAACTACGAGAACTACGATGAAAAGACCGCAAAAGAAATCTTCTACACAATCCTATACGCCTGCATTTCAACAAGCAGATACAGGAATAGAACAATCAATCAGTGGAAACAGACTTCAAAAAGAAGATGCTCCCGCGATGTCAGCAGGCAGTGGAGCGATTGCGGGAATTGGGATCGGGCCTCAAGGTGAACCTGGCATCTCACACTCCACAATGCTGAAACGTAAAAAGTTTGCTGGCATGGATGTCTTTGAGGTCAACGCTGATTGGTTTCAACGTGCGCGATTTGGAAAAAAGAAACATGCGAGATACGAGCATTATGTTGGAAATGATGAAATCGGTGAAGCGATTCGCGCCTATGGGAATGAAGATTACAGTCGTCCAATCATCATTCAGGATGAACGGACTGGCGCGATGTGCTATCTTCGCTACGGAAAGAAATAAGGAGTGCCATGACAGGACCAGAAGAATTCGCAGACATGAAGTTACAAATGGGCTTGTTGGAGCGTGATACCCAACAGAATAGGATACTCTTTGATCGCCTCTCGCAGTCTATTGAGAAAATCCAGGAAGTGAATGTTAATTTGTTGCGGATGATTGCACTACACGATGAGAAGCATGAACAACATGAGAGATTTCAGAACACGTTTCAACAGGATATCAAAGACCTTCACTCAAGAATTACTACTGTTGCTCGTGAAATCCAAGAGATGATTGAGAAGAAAGAACAAAAAATCTTAGATTGTATTTTAAGTCGCGAACAGAAGAATGAGAATAATGAGAGCATCTTTTCTTTGTTCAATATAGACAAATTAGGAAAATTTGTCTGGGCGATCATTGTGATAGTATTTTTTATAGGGTACTACACAGCAAAAATCCAGCCAATGTTTGAGTTTCTTTTGAAATAGTTTGCCTTTGATGCGTGATTATTATATAATGGATGAATGGCTCTATACACTGACATCAAATATCTCCAGTTACTCTCGACTCGTCTAGAGGGATTCCATAAGAAATCTGAATACTTATGGAATTGTCGCTGCTTTTTGTGCGGCGATTCCCACGTAAAAAAGACGAAAATGCGGGGATATTTTTTTAGAGAGAAAGAGCGCCTCGTCTATAAGTGTCATAACTGTTCACGAAGTCACAAGATCTCGACGATTCTTAGACATCTCGATCCGACTCTCTATAAAGAATATGTGTTAGAGTCGTATAGTGACCCGCATCATCAACAGCACAAATCACTTCAGAAACGAGTGCAGAGTATCCCAGCTGTTCGTTTTGATACGGTCAAGCAGACCGCAATTGAGGGCGCTGAACGATGTGATTATCTTCCTGAACAACATCATTGTCGGTTGTATTTGACGCGAAGACAAATTCCCTTTTCGCGGTGGTCATTGCTTCATTACACAGATAATTATGAGACAGTGATTCGTCACCTCTCACCAGAGAACATCAATAAGGTTCGTCCCGATACTCGACTACTGATTCCGTTCTATGATAGCTATGGATCAATCACGGCAATCTCTGGGCGTGCATTGGGGGCATCAGAGCTTCGTTATGTGACGATTCGTCTCGCAGAGGGAAAAGATAAATTAGTCTATGGGATGGAGCGAGTCAAATCTGACCAACCACTGATTGTCACAGAAGGACCCCTGGATAGTTTGTTCTTTCCAAATGCAGTGGCGTCAGGTGATGCAAACTTGATGCTCGCAGCCCAACGAGCGACACACGATGATGTGTATTTGGTATTTGATAACGAACGACGTAATAAAGAAATCGTTGAGTCCATGCGCAAAGCAATTCACGCAGGTTATCGTGTGATGTTCTGGTCCGAAACGATTCGTGGTAAAGATGTCAATGAAATGATTCTCAATGGTCATACAGTAGAAGAATTAACTCAAGCAATCTACCGCGATTCAGCATCAGGATTGACCGCACAAACTAAACTCTCATTTTGGAAGAAGGTGTAAGTATGAATTCAGTGTCGCTCGTGTGTGTCTCCGCGCCTCGGTTGCCAGAATTTCCCAATATGACCGCAGAGGAATTGATTGCGTATTGTGCTCGTGTGTCCAATCCTGCGAATCAAGCCAATATGGACACGGGTCCTAAATTGATTCGGTATCTGATCAAGAACAAGCATTGGAGTCCTCTGGAGGTGGTGAACATGACAGTAGAGATCAATACTACACGAGATATTGCGCGACAGATTTTGCGGCATCGGTCATTTTCGTTTCAGGAATTTAGTCAACGCTATGCGGATCCGACAAAGGATTTGAAGTTCATTACGAAAGACGCACGGCTTCAAGATACCAAGAATCGGCAAAATAGTATTACGACAACAAATAAAAAATTGAAGGAAGAATGGGAAGCGAGACAGCAAGGAGTGATTCTCAGAGCGCAGACTACATATGAATGGGCTATTAAAAATGGTATTGCTAAGGAGCAAGCTCGTGCGGTGTTTCCCGAAGGGTGTACGATGAGTAGACTATATATGGCTGGTAGTATTCGTAGTTGGGTGCATTATTGCGATCTCCGAAGAAAGAATGGAACGCAACTCGAACATCAAGCAATTGCTGAAGGTTGTTGGGAAATCCTCAAACAAGAATTTCCTAGTATTGTAGAAGCATTGGAAGAGGAATAAACATGACCAACAAAATTGTCACTATTGATTATACTCGCGATAGTTTGTTTGATGAACTGGGCATCAAGCGACTCAAAGAATCGTATATGACAGAGAACGAATGCTCTCCGCAAGATCGGTTTGCGTTTGTCTCACAACAGTTTAGTAGTAATCCTGAGCACGCCCAACGGCTCTATAACTATGCGTCAAAGCATTGGTTGAGTTATTCGACGCCCATTTTGTCGTTTGCGGGACGAAAGCGTCAGTTACCAATTTCCTGTTATCTTTCTTTTTTAGACGACACAGCCGAAGGATTGGTAGACACACTCTCTGAAGTGAATTGGTTATCAATGTTGGGCGGAGGAGTAGGTGTTGGTGTCGGCATTCGTTCCACCGATAACAAGTCGGTTGGTATTATGCCTCATTTGCGCACGTATGATGCTTCCTGTCTTGCATATCGTCAGGGGCAGACCCGTCGTGGAAGCTATGCAATGTATTTGGATATTTCCCATCCTGACATTCTGATGTTCTTAGAAATGCGCAAGCCCACGGGCGATCCGAATATGCGCTGCCAAAATCTTCATCACGGCATCAATATCTCTGATGCGTTCATGGAGATTATTGAGAAGTGTATGATTGATCCTTCTGCGAGTGATGATTGGGAATTGAAAGATCCACATTCTGGAGTGGTGCGTGAAGTGGTCTCTGCGAAAGATCTATGGCAACGCATTCTAGAAATTCGCATGCAGACTGGTGAACCCTATCTTCATTTCATTGATACCTCTAATCAGCATCTTCCTGAATGGCAAAAGAAGCTGGGCTTGAGCGTCAAGCAATCCAATCTCTGTGCAGAGGTGGTCTTGCCAGTAAGTAAAGAACGAACGGCTGTCTGCTGCCTCTCTTCGGTGAATATTGAATATTACGATGAGTGGAAGAAAGACCCACACTTCTTGTCAGACATCGCTGAGATGCTCGATAACGTGCTTCAATATTTCATTGATCATGCGCCTAAAGAGATTCATCGTGCAAAGTACTCCGCGAGTCGTGAACGTAGTATCGGAATCGGGGCACTCGGCTTTCACGCCTATCTTCAGAAGAAAAATGTGCCGTGGGAATCTGCTGTGGCATCTGGTATCAACAAAAATATTTTTAGACACATTCGTAAACAATTAGAGGATGCGAATTTTAGACTCGGGAAGGAACGTGGCGAAGCTCCTGACGCGAAAGGAACAGGACGAAGATTCTCACATATGACCAGCGTTGCCCCCAATGCTTCAAGCTCAATCATTATGGGAAACACCTCGCCCAGTGTTGAACCCTTTCGTGCGAATTGTTATCGCCAAGATACGCTGTCAGGATCGTTTTTGAATAAGAATCGGTACTTGGATGCCGTCATTAAAAAGCTCTGTACAGATAATTCAAAACTGGATTATGATGATATCTGGTCATCCATTACTGCCAATGATGGCTCGGTTCAACATTTAGATTTTTTGGATGATCATACAAAAGCCGTATTCAAGACGGCGATGGAAATTGATCAACGCTGGGTGATTCAGCACGCCGCAGACAGACAAGTCTATATTGATCAAGCCCAGTCCATCAATCTCTTCTTTCGCCCTGATGTGAATATCAAGTATCTTCATGCGGTTCACTTTCAAGCCTGGATGAGCGAACTGAAGACGCTCTATTACTGTCGCAGTGAAAAGCTCGCCAAGGCTGATAAAGTCGCGAAGAAGATTGAGCGCAAAGTCATTGAGGAGATTGATCTGAAGGCTTTGGCATCTGGCGAAGATACGTGTTTGGCGTGTGAATAAATTTACATATTCGTAATATAGAGATAACTGTTTAGTAACTTATATTCAGTAAATACTTCTAGATTTATTAATTAGAGGTATACTGAATATGAATTTATTTTTATCTGTTTTATTATTACTAGTATTGTTTCCCACAGTATCATATTCTGCTGAACCTTGGTATGAACATCTCACTATTAATGGATATGTACAAACACGATATGCGATGAGTTCAGATCCCATGATGGATATTCCATTAGGGGATAAACAGGCCACAAAGTCGCCACAGTCATTGTATATTCGTCGCATTCGTCTTCCGATTTCTGGTGATGTCTCTGATCGATTATCTTTTTATCTTCAGCCAGCATTTGAAGGTGATGGATATAACACTGGAAATTCAGTTGATGTAGTTGATGCATATGGCGATTTTCATCTCACGACTGATAAAAGAAATCGAATACGATTTGGTATTCAACGTGTTGCAAACTCATTCGACACATATCGTTCAAGTAGTCAACGTCAAGAATTAGATCGTCATGAATCTGTTCAAAGCGGTGCTGTAGGTGAACGAGATCTCGGTGTCTCTTATATGTGGACATCAGAAATCGCGCAACAACGATATGAAATTTTAAAAAGATATTATAATGGTCCTGGTGATTATGGAAACTTTGGAATTATTCTGTATAATGGACAGGGAAGAAATAAACCTGAATTAAATGCTAATAAACATCTTGGAATAAGAGTAGGTCATCCATTTGAACTGCCAACAGGAAGATTTATAGAAACTGGTATACATGCATACACAGGAAAATTTGTAGTTCCTTATTCAAATGCATTTCGTTGTGGAGCTGAAAAATCAGTATACGGTAGCGATCAAGGATCTAAAGGATGCGAAACAATTGATGAACGAGCAACTATATATGTATGGACCCCAGCCCAACCATGGGGAATTTTAGCCGAATACAGCATTGGAAGAGGACCAAAACGAGACGAACAAGGATACCTACACAGCGATTCATTACGAGGATTTTATGCTCAACCATATTACAAATGGGTCTATTCATCAGAAGGAAGCGTAACTGTATACACACGATATGGAGAATATAGTGGTGGAATAAAGTCCATCAATGGCATGGATGGAACAACGAAAACATTTAATCTTGGTATTGTATGGGAACCAACATCTTGGAGATTTGTGATAGAATATATGCATAAAGATGGATTAAATACCTTTCAAACACAACCTGGAGTAGCTATTACAAATACTGATCCTCAAACAGCATTTTCTAGTGAATTAATTCGTTTACAAGCGCAATGGTTTTTCTAATTATTTACTCTTCGAGGACTTATTATGGATGCGATTATCTATATACTACATCAAGATCCGCCTTGTAGAACGTCTAAACTCATCAAGCGGTTGATTCAACTCGAAACAAAACTTCAGTATGAGGTGCTCTCACACGAAGATTATGAGGAAGAACTGATGGATCTACATTTTCTGAAAAAGGATATGGATTTTACGCCCGAACAGTTTACCGCGATTGAACGAGCATTCAACAAAATTTATGAACTTGCTGCGGCGAAGTGGCTGGATACGGAGAATAGATAATGTCTAAAAAGAAATTATTATTAACGGATGAGAGAACTGCTTTTAAACCGTTCAGTTTTAATTGGGCGTATGACGCATGGTTAGCGCATGAAAAATCTCATTGGATTCACACTGAAGTGGTTATGATTGAAGATGTCAAAGATTGGAAAACGAAACTTACTCCAGAACAAAAGTATTTTTTGACAAATATTTTCAGATTCTTCACTCAGGGAGATATAGACGTTGCGTCTGGCTATGTGAAACACTATCTTCCTTATTTCAAGTCGCCTGAAGTGCGAATGATGTTGCTGGGATTCAGCTCACGCGAAGCGGTTCATATCGCAGCCTATTCGCACTTAATTGAAACGCTCGGAATGCCCGAGTCCACCTATAATGAATTTCTTGAATATCAGGAGATGAAGAACAAGCACGATTATTTGTTGAAGATTAGTGATCGCGCGGTCTCTAAAGATTCTACTGCGCTTCAGATTGCAGCGTTCTCAGCGTTCACGGAAGGACTACAGTTATTCTCTTCGTTTATTATGTTGCTCAATTTTCCTCGGCACGGATTGATGAAGGGGATGGGGCAGATTATTTCTTGGTCGATAAGTGACGAGAGCGCACATTGCGAAAGTATGATCAAGCTGTTCCGCACGTTTATTGAAGAACACCCAGAAATTTGGGATGATAAGCTGAAGTCAGGTATCTATACCATTGCAGAAAAGATGGTGGAATTGGAAGATCAGTTTATTGATTTGGCGTATAAAATGGGTCCGATGCCTGAATTGACAGCTGATGAAGTCAAGCAATACATTCGGTATATCGCGGATCGTCGCTTGATTTCTATGGGTATGAAGGGGATTTTCAAGGTCAAAAAGAATCCTTTGCCTTGGGTGGAAGGACTTATTAATGCACCTGGACACACTAATTTTTTCGAAAATCGCAGCAGTGACTATGCCAAAGGTGCGTTGAGCGGATCGTGGGATGAGGTTTGGGGTGCGGCAAACTAGAAACCATAAATAGTGGTATCATCCTATCATCTAGGAGTACCATGAAACTGCTTCAAACGCTCATTCTGTTGTCTTGTTTGATGATTCCTGGTCAATCTCCAGAAGCCCATATCTCCAAAGATATCTTGCGGTGTTCCATTTTTCAGCCGCTGCATCCTCATGGAGAACCAGAGATTATCGATACACGATTGTCACAAAATGGCTTGTTCTCTGAACTGTATGATATTAATGGCGATGGCCGTCCCGATCTTGCGCTCTATTCGCCCTCTTATGGCATTATAGAGCAGAGAGATCCCGATGATATTGAAGTCGTGCATGGCGTCGGCATTCTCTATGAGATTGATTTTGAGCCCCAAGATGGTGCTCCAGATCTCATATACATAGATGTAAGCGGGAAAGCTAATGAAGGTAGCTGTAAAGATCTGGTGTTATACTACGAGTTATACAAGAACGGCGCGACGAGTCCTGAAAAACGACCCAAAGGTGCGATAATCAATTGGGACGGGGCTGAAATTTTTCAACCGAAGAGGTAAGTTATGTTAGCTGATGAAATGAAGAAAGTTTTATCAAACACATTCATGTTTTATTATAAGGCACATGCCGCTCACTGGAATGTGGAGGGCATGTTATTCGCGTCACTTCATGAGTTCTTTGGCACACTCTATGAAGATCTTCATGCTGCGGTGGATCCAATCGCTGAACATATTCGTGCGTTGGGTGTCTATGCACCAGTATCGCTCACTAGTCTGATGACGAATTGTGAGATTTCGGAAGATACGAGTGTCTATGAAACTCGTGAGATGATTACAAGATTGATCGTTGCCAACGATCTGGTTCGAGCCAGTTTGTATCGGGCTCGTGGGGAAGCAGATGCAGTCAGTGAAGCGGGGATCATTAATTTCTTGGAAGATCGTATCGACAAGCATGACAAGTTTGCCTGGATGCTCAAGTCGCATCTAAAATAACTATGACACATCTAGTAACCTGTGAACACTGCGAAAGCCAATTTAAAATTCTCTATGATGATCAGGTAATTGAGGAGACGCCTGATTATTGCGTTTTTTGTGGAGAATACACAGCGGAACATCGTGACGACCCTCCAAGTTTGAGAGGATTCGTAGATGACGATGACGTGGAGTTATAAAAATAGAAACAGGAGACATCACCTTTATCATATTAGTTATTTGAGGATTTCTAATGTGGATTTATAAGGGAAATCCCTTCACAGAAGACATGATAGGAGATTCGTATGGATATGTATATCGCATCACTAATACTCTGACGAATAAACACTATATAGGTCGTAAATTCTTCACCAAAGCCAAAACGCTTCGTCGTAAAAAACGTAATAAAAAACTTCGCGTTCAATCTGATTGGCAGACCTACTGGGGGTCTAACGATCAACTCTTATCAGATATTCAACAACTCGGAGAAGATCATTTCACCAAAGAAATTCTGCATCTCTGCACTTCGCGAGGAGAATGCACCTATTGGGAGAACTATGAGATTTTTGCCTCCCATGCTTTACTCTCATCCAACTATTATAATCAATGGACTTCTTGTAAAGTCCATCGTAGTCATCTAAAAAATTTGACTTCTCGCCTTACAGATAGTATGATAGTTGTATCATGACACTGCGGGCACTTATTCCCACATTCTTTATTATGATTTTGATAACCACGGGATTAATACTGAGTCGATTGGATGATGACGATGAGTAAAATTCTTACAAAGAAAAATCCAGTTGCAGCCTCTTTGCGAGAACGTCAATTTCATCAACGAATTGTGACATCTAAAAAACTTTATGCCCGTCACAAAGAAAAGGGACAGATTCATGCCCAAACGAAAGAAGGACATGACCGTGACAGTCGCTGCGAATAATGAGGAAGAACTGACCCCACAGATGTATGATGGAGTCATTTTCTATCCCACACATTCGCAAATGTATTTTGAATATTTTTGTTTATCGGGAAAACGAGTGGTACATAGAGAAGATGAGCGCATTCCCTGCCATGTGTCTCTGTACTCTATTCGCAACGAAGATGTAGAACTTTTTGAAACGTTTCGTGCGCATTTTTCTGATCCTAAAGAATACGCGCATATGCTTCGGAAACAAACGCAGATGTTTGGATTCATTGTGCGGGATGTCAAGAAAGCGCAGTCCTTCATCAAGGGTGTTGAACGTGAAGGTGAAGATATTATGCGTGAATTGATTATGAGTCGCATGAAGGAAGAGCATAAGCAGATTCCGTTGTGGACTCGGATTAAAATGTGGTTTGGTATCATGCCGAAGGAACAACCTGAGGAGGAGTAAGATTATGACGCGATCAGAAGTGAAGGGGCAACTGTGGACAGGGGTGTTGACTGTCACGTTTACGAAGAAAGATGGCACGGAGCGCACGATTACGGGCACACAAGATCCTTCTCGCATTCCGTTTCATAAACTTCCCATCTCAATTAAGGAAGAATCAGAATCAAACGCAGTGGGAGCCGCGTGTCCTATTTTTGATGTGACTCTAGACGAATGGCGTTCATTTTGTTGGGATTCCGTGAAGCTCATTACTTCGGCGGGTGGGCAAGTGTGGTATGATGTTCAACGTGATGGAGGTCTGAAATGAGTGCGTCACGATTGAGAGTCATTCCCACCTATTCTGCGAGAAAAGGTAAAGCGAATACAATGTCTGTGCGCCTCACGAGTGGAAAATTTGAAGGTGTTTCCTTTAAGATTCATTCGATCACCTTTAGGGGTAATAATCTGTCGTTTCAGTATGATTTCTTGCGCATTCCAAAGGCGATAAAGAAACTGTTTCTTGATCAACCGCGTATTGTGAAACAATTTCAGACAGTTGTTCGGAATATCATGTATAATGCGTTGATTCTTTCCGTTCGAAAAGCTAAAAAACTTCTCAATAAATAAGAAAGGAATCTGAGAAAGGAGTTTCTATGCCAAAACGTCGATTATTATTCGATGGTGGAGCGACTCCGACATCACTGCTTCGACTCAGTATCACAGGTATCGGAAAGACTGATCGAAAACAGTTTCGTCATGCAATCGAATGGATGCTTACTGCACTCGTGGGAACTCGACTAGTCAAAAATATTGATTTGACTGTTCGGTTTGTTCCACATCTCGGAAATTATGTTGGGGATTGTGAGTGGTTGGATGATAATATCGGACCACGTCAGTTTTTGATACGAATCTCAACTCGTCAGACAAAAAACCAAAGAATGGTGACGTTAGCCCACGAATTGACCCATGTGAAACAATTTGTGACTAATCAGTTGTTCGATTACGCGGCCAATAGTGATTTGACTCGATGGCGTAGGAAGATAATTGATGTGACACAGTATGCCTATAGGGATTTGCCATGGGAAAAAGATGCCTACGCAACACAAGGCCCATTGCTTTGTGCGTATAAAAAATTTGTCAAAGAACAAGAACAAGAATAAGAACAGGAAAAGGATAGATAATGGGATTGATTTATAGAATGATGCGTCAAAAATGTCGGAGTCTGCGAAGAATGTTTCAGAAACTTTTTCCGCTTCGAATGACGATTGAGACGCTGCGGGGTGGATGGCACGATTCAGATGAGCAGATTCTCCATGCCAATTTCCAGATTTTGGTGAATTATGTGGAGAAAGAATGCGCCTGGATGAACATCGTATTCTCCTCGGATGAATGGAATGAGTTGCCATTGATTCAACGTCTGTATTTGATATGCGGAGGAACTCTACGATCACGGCGGCACGGCACGAAGTACCTTCAGTGGGAAAGCGATCTGAGAGATGATAATGGCAAACCAACACCACAAGCAACAACAGCGAAACAGATTTATGATCTGTACTGGTGGTGGACGATTATGCGACCTAAGCGAGTTGATCCCTATAGTAAGATTGATGTGAAATTTGATTGGGCGTGGTGGGGAAATAATGAACCTTTGACAGATGAAGAGAAACGACAACTTGCTCTCTGGACTAAGCAATCGGACGCTGCGAATCTTTTAGAAGAACAGTATTATCAAGAAGACAACGATCAGTTGAAAAAGCTCATGGACTTGCGCAGTTCTCTGTGGACATAAAAATTTGACTTTTGTTCTCCGCTGCGTTATAGTTACTATGAAACAACGCTGACGTAGCTCAATGGCGGAGCGGGGCTTTTGTAAAGCTCAGGTTGTAGGTTCAAGTCCTATCGTCAGCTCCACTATTTACTTTTTAGGAGGTTTTATGAAGTTTCGTTTTATGATTGTTGCGTTGTGTATTCTTGGATTGTCAGCTTGTGGAAAGAAAGAGGAAGCTGCTACACCAGCTCCAGTGACGCAAGCTCCTGCTGCAACGACTGTCTCTCCTGAAGCAGCTGCTGCGGCTCCTACTAGTCCTGCTCCGACATCCGCTCCCGCTGTTCCTTCCGCTCCTGCTGCACCCGCCACGAAGTAACTAATCTCGGTGGGGGACCAAATCCCCCACCGTTTCCTCTGTGAGGTTGACGATGCAGTTAACACATGTGATTGAATTGTTTCCGACTCCTGTACTCTTTTCATATTATGCGCAAGGAATCACTAACTCTGAGTTAACCTTTATTCGCGAATTGAAAATGACACGGAATGTTGGAAATCAACGAAGCGTGAATACGCATGTTCTTGATTGCCCTGAGTTGGCTGCGATTAAATCGTTTTGTGTTGAAACATTACAATCCTATGTGGATTCAGTCCTACAACCGAAACATGAACTTATTATCTCACTGACACAATCCTGGACGAATATCACACGAAAAGGTGAGATGCATCATTCGCATAATCATCCGAATAGTCTGCTCTCGGGTGTATTCTATATTGAAACTGAACAGGATTCTATTACCTTTATACAACCTGAACGGAAATTATTTGCTATTCCACCCGCAATCAATAATAATCATAATGCTGAGAAATGTTCCTTCAAGCCAGCCACGAATGAGATTATTGTATTCCCCTCGTATCTGTTTCATCAGGTTGAAACGAAACTGAATGACGGCGAACGTATCAGTTTAGCATTTAATGCCATCGTCAAGGGGACACTCGGTAGCGAGGATATGTTGACGGAGCTATTGTTATGAACATCTTTCACTTAGATCGCAACACTGTGACATGCGCTCGGTATCACAATAATTCTCATGTAATCAAAATGGTGCTCGAATCGTGTCAATTGTTGTCTACAGCGCATCGAGTCAATGATGGGACTCCCTTTGAAGATCGCACCAAGACGAATCGACGTGTTACACGATATATGCTCTCAGAACAGACGTATGATTCAATGCTATACCATGCCACCCACATCAATCATCCCTGTGCAGTGTGGTGTCGCAATTCGATTGAAAATTATACGTGGTTGTGGAGTCTCACGAATGCGCTCGCAAAAGAGTATTCTTATCGTTATGGAAAAACGCATAAGTGTGAACGAGATGGTTTGATCTCTATGTTGTGGGTTCCTCCTGCATATTTCCCATCGCAAGGATGGACTGAACCAGCGCAAGCAATGCCTGATGAGTGTAAACATTCTGATGCTGTGGAAGCCTATCGAACTTATTATCGTGAAAAGAAGCAACATCTGGCCCATTGGAAAAATCGTTCGGTTCCCGATTGGTATGTGATAAAAAATTTGACTTCTATCTCATGATAGAGTAAAATACAATTATGACGTTATTTGAACTGTTACATATTTCTTCTGTTACATATTATATCTCAATCGCGATAATTGCAATAGGATGGTGTGCGATATATGCGTTTGCGAAATATAAAAAGAGAAAGGCTGAAGAAGAGATTCTGTCAAGTCAATTAATGATGATTAGTAACTATGTTAAAAGGATTTTATAATGTATGATATATTAGGAAAGGTGAGTGAACGTGTTGGAGTGGCTATTAATTTCATCTCAGATGATTATTATCATAACAGCCGTCGATTCGTTCTGGAGATGATTGGAATGATCGCGTCGATTCTCGCTTCATTTGTATTGGCTGTCACAGTACCTGATCCAAATATTGGAGTGTGTTATCTTTTGTGGATGATCGGATCATCATGTTTGATTGTAACATCTATTAATCGCGGATCAACAGGTTTTACAATTATCTATGGTACATTTTTGGTTATTGATAGTGTTGGTATGGTCCGTTGGTTACTTTATTCTTAACAAGAGGAGAAAAAATGAGCTGGGTACAAGAATTTATGGAAAAGATCTCAAATATTTTTCGCAGTAAAGATAAGAAGAATGAATTCAATTTTTCACCAACTGAATATAATGAGTCTAAAATGGATGATAATATTGATGATCTTTGTCTTGGGAAAGATGTGATTGTAGAGGATAAACCAAAAAAGAAGAAAGTGTCTTCAAAAAAGAAGACGAAAAAAATCAAAAAATTTGACATCTAGGGTATGATAGTATATACTATCTAAAGAATGTGAGGCAATGGTCGCCCCTCCCACCAAGTGCGATCAATATTATTTTATAGTGAGGTTTGTTATGGCTAGTGCTACGATGACGGTAAATGAGCGGATGTTGAATTTCCTTCAGAAGGAAGGACCGTACAACAACTTTACGGTGAAGCAGGCACAGCGGATGTTTGGCGTGAAGAACGTCTCCGCTCGGATCTCTGAGCTTCGTCGGGAAGGTCATCCGATCTATACCAACATTGTGCGGTCGAAGAGCGGTGAAAAGCTTGCGATCTATCGTCTCGGTACGCCGACCAAGAGTGTTCGCAAGAACCGCTTTTATGCCCGCCTTCGGAAGTCTGCCTAATTCTTAGGTAGACAGGGTTCGTCTACTGAGTGCATTCGGGAGACGAATTAACGGCTCGCCTACCATGCGTAGGAAATGAGCATACGGAGCCGTCCGGTCCCCAAGACTGGGCGGCTCTAGCCTCTCTAACGGAGATTACACTATGAACGAAGATCTCATGATTAATTTGATTCTAGATCATTCTTCCACGACAGATATGATTCATTATACTCAAGCGGTCGCAGAGGAATGCGCGAGAATTTGTGAAGAGGGTGAAGCCACTCAGATGACCAGTGGCGGTGCGGCTCAGAAGATTCGTGAAGTCTTTGGATTGAATGAGGATTCCAATGAATCGTAGAACTTTCTTCAAAGTAGTATTGGGATCGCTTGCGACTGTAGCCTTGCCGAGCGTCACTGCTGCGTCACCGAAGCCACCTAGCATTGAGGAGTTACCGAAACAAAGTTCATCATCTCTTCTGATGTTTGACTTTTTGGATGGGAATGGACCTGTTCCAGCCCATCAACATAAGAATGGTGGTGGTTGGGTTGCTGAAACGGCGACGGTAGAAGAATCTGCGTTTGTGGGACCTAATGCTTGGGTTTTTGGACAGGCGAAGGTTTCTGAACGTGCTGCTATTGATGGAAATGCTCATATCTTTCAAAGTGCTCGGATCTCTGGAAATGCTCACATCTACGATGATGTTTGCATCTTTGGAAATGCTGAGGTCTACGAGAATGCTCGGGTCTCTGAAACAGCTTGGATCTGCGACAACGCCCAGGTCTATGGAAAAGCTCAGGTCTATGGGGATGTTTGGATCTCTAAAAACGCTAAAGTCTCCGAAAATGCCCATGTCTTTGGAAAGGCTCGGATCTATGAGAATGCTCGTGTCTCTGGAGATGCTCAAGTCTCTGGAGATGCTTGGGTCTATGGGAATGCTCTGATCTATGGAGATGCTTGGGTCTTTGGAGATGCTCGGGTTTCTGGAGATGCTCAGGTCTATGGAAATGCTCGGGTCTATGGAAATGCTCGTGTCTCTGGAGATGCTCAGGTCTTTGGAAAGGCTCAGGTCTATGGAAATGCTCGGGTCTATGGAAATGCTCGTGTCTCTGGAGATGCTCAGGTCTCTAGAGATGCTTGGGTCTATGGATATACTTGGATCTCTGGAGATGCCGAGATCTATGGAGAGAAACAAATCGGCGGAAATACTTGGATTAAGAGTTGAGAAATGAGTGATCCCACATCGTGCCCCAATTGTCTTGTGTCCTTTCAAGGTGATCCGATTCCTCAAGAGTATATTGATGCGGGATATTATGGTGATAAGACGCATTGGAGCACGGTGATTGGCATCTATGATATGACAGAAGATTGTACCGTGGCGTGGCGATGTCCTTTTTGTCAGCACGAGTGGAAACGAAATGGCTACTAATAACAAAATAAAACCAAGAACAATACAGCGTTCTACCATTCTCATTTATGATCAGAAAGATATTCTCAAGGCATTAGGTATTCCAATTATTCCTGGTGAGTTTATTTACGTCTATTGTGATGGAATCAACGCAGTCAAAATTGAAAGACACCAGCCATCAGAGGAATGATGAGAGACACCGAAGAGACAGAACAGATCTATGATCAGGTGAATGCGGTCGGGGATGCTCTGACTGATAGTAATCGGTCGAAGATCATCTTCAAGAATAAACCGCATAATCTCTGCGAACAGTGTAAGAGTGGGCATATTCATATTCGCAAATATCGGAATGAGATGACAGTGTTTTGTCGCAAGATTGATCGAGTGGTCGAGAATGATATTCACGAATGTAATTCCTATATTCCGTTGGGGCGTGTGGATCTGTGGGATCTCGCAAAACTGGCCACGCTAATAGAAGCCCCCAAAAATAAAGGTGGGCATTACTTGTAACAGTGAGAAATACGATGACGATTCAGTGGGGCTATGTGATAGATGTGCTAATCGTTACAGGAATTGCGTCTCTTGCTGGTATTTTCGTGAGTTTTGAATACTATGGACTTGCGACCACGAGTGCTGTCATTGCTATTTCTCTTCCTCTTGTAACATTAAATTGGCAATACTAGATAAGACGGTTCAGAAAAACTAACAAAGGAGATTCCAATGAGTTATGAGTATGATGCTAAGGTTCCTGCGAAGGCAGTTGATTGCTATCGTCCGACAATGACAGAACGATTGAAGAATGAACGGGCTGATGTGAAGAGGCGATTGGATGAACTTGACGCAGCCTTGGCGATGTTGGAATCAAATCCACAGGTTCAAGCGGTCTTGGATGTGCTACAGAAAGTGACGCATTTCTAAGAAAATGGAATGGGCAGCACGGAAGGACGTGCTATAGAAGACCGACGAATCGAGCGCAAGCACAGGTGGATTGCGGGATACCGCTTAACACCTCGGCTACTTGTCTGGAAGAACGGCGGCTGTCCAGAGTTGGTATCAAGTCCAACACCATTCCACTAAATAGTGCGTCTGTAGATATAATATAGCGGGGTGGAGCAGGAGTAGCTCGTTAGGCTCATAACCTAAAGGTCGCTGGTGCGATTCCAGCCCCCGCTACCAATTATAAGATGTGCTGATGTCGGGTAGCTCAGATGGTACGAACGTAGGATTGTTACTCCTAATGTCGCAGGATCGAAGCCTGCCCCGCCAGCCAACCTCTTCTTTTTCTATTTTGTGGGACAAAAGACGGAACATATTTTGCGAATAACGTAACCAAATTAGGTTTTGAATGAGGGTATCCAGTAATTCTAACAAATTCTTCAAATCCTTTCGCATCATATATGCGATACCACTCATCAAGATTGGGATACTTTTTTAGAGTTTTTTGTTTTCTTCTTTCTTTTATCTGAACTGACGTTTTCTTTTCTTGTATATAATTGAAAGTTCTTCCAAGATACCATCCCTGTTCTACATATTCACAGAATAGGGATTTTTCTATTCTTTTTGGACCGAATAGATCGTGAACGACCCAACAAGTTCCGAACTGAGAATTTCTTTCGCCTGATTGTGATAATGATTGCGCAATAGAAAATTGTTTTCGTAATTGGTCATATCTTTTTGATGAGATATATCTCTGTTGATTTTGACCCGCAACACAAAGCATCATAATAAAAGCTCTGACCATCTTATATTTCGCCGGACCTCTTTTGTGTATTTTTGTGAGAAGTAGATGAGCGAAGAAGTGCTCCCTCGCCGTCAATTCAACGATGTTATCTGGAGCGTCTGAACCTCCTAGACTTCTTGGTGTGATATGGTGAGATTCGGAATATCCCAAAACTGGAGTGGTTTTTCGTTTCTCAATCAAAGAGAAGTAAACTTTTTTGTAGTTCATATCCCACCTCTCGTGAGATATGCGAATGAATAAGTTTTAGTAGAATAAATAGACATAGCTGGCACTCCTCCTAAATCTATAGTGTTAGAGTGGGTGGATGCTGATAACATCGCGACCCACATCTATTTAGTCATTTTATGTTTTCTCTTTGCGAGTTCGTGGTGTAATGGTAGCATCTTAGTCTCCAAAACTAAGGGTCGAGGTTCAAATCCTCGCGAATTCGCCACTCTAACCTCTTGATTTTCTTCATCTTTCCCCTCAAAAATAATGCTTGACTTTTCATATCGAATACAGTATAATTCTTCTATATGATGAAAGGAGGAATTGTGAAACACTATTGCGTCAAATGTTCGCTGTATGAGGTTCATCCCAAACGCTGGGAACTCGGTTATCGTGATTGCTTGTCTTGTGGTGACAAGGTTGCGAAGCAGCGAGTGTTTCCTGTGGCGTGCGGAAATAAGTCATCTTACCAATTAGTGACCAGAGACTGGCTCAAACAATTGAATCCAAAAATCACTACCTAAAGGAGTAAATGATGGCTACGTTCTTAGATCACTATACGCCTGTGTTCTTCTGTGTTAAATGTCAGGAACCTGTGCTCGGTGAATACGCAGAGGATGACTCACTGACCACTTCGTGTGAGTTCTGCGGTTCCATTGTCGCAGAGCCTGGTGATTGGGCTGATGCGTTTGAGGTGAAATAATGAGCACCACGACCTATCCTGTTCTGTATGGACGTGCCTCCCACGGAACAATCAAAGTGTGGTCGATTGCCGTAGAAGACCACAAGAACGAATCTCACATTATTATTCACCATGGAATTCAAAATGGCAAACAACAACAAACCATTCGCAAAATCAAAGCAGGTAAAAACATCGGGCGCAGTAATGAGACGACGGCGGCTGAACAAGCCCGACTTGAAGCAGAAGCCTTCTGGAATAAGAAACAGGACAAAGGTTATGTTCAGGATCGCTCAAGTCTGCTGACTGTTGCGCCGTCTAAGACAACGGGCTCACGCTTACCGATGCTGGCACTGAAGTATGAAGATCGCAAGCACGATTTGGTGTGGCCAGTGTATGTTCAACCAAAGCTCAATGGTGTGCGCTGTTTGATGGAACGCAATGGCGACGAAATTATCTTTCATTCTCGTGGTGGCAAACAGTTTACGACACTGGATCATATCAAAGAAGACGCATTGAAAGTAATGAAAGACGGCGAGATTCTGGATGGTGAACTCTATTGTCATCAGAAGATTTCCTTTCAAGAACTCGTCTCATTGATCAAGAACGATAAGAACAAAGAACAGAATGCGAAGATGTTGCAGGAGTATGTCAAGTTCTATAACTATGATATTTGCATTGATGCGCCATTTCACGAGCGAGCCGAGCGTCTAGTTAGTTATGTGCATATTGTGAAAGTGACGACTTGGCTCGCCAAAACGGAAGAAGAAATCATGGCGTGTCATGACACATTTATGTACCAAGGCTATGAAGGCACGATGGTGCGGTCTGGTGGTCAAGAACCGTATCGGTTTCAGTATCGTTCACCCACGCTGCTCAAGCTCAAAGACTTTCTGGATAACGAGTTTGAGATTATTGGAGCGAAGGAAGGTGTCGGGAAGGACGAAGGGAAAGCTACCTTCCGTTGTATTACCAAAGATAAGAAAGAGTTTGAGGTGCGATGCAAAGGCACCGACGAAGAACGCCAAGAACAGTGGAAGCATCATAAGAAGTATTTGAATAAGATGTTGACTGTCAAATTTCAAAATTATAGTGACGATGGCATTCCGATCTTTCCTGTTGGTATCGCAATTCGTGATTATGAATAATTTGACTTTTGATGGTCAAACATATACAATAAGTACAAGGAGGAAATAATGACCTGGAAGAAACATTCAGTCTGGATTGAATTCAATGACGGTAAAGAGCCTGTCACGCTGACGAATGTCACAAATGTATTTGTGGCGAATGATGTGGTCTCAGTGTCTTGGTTATACGAAAAGAAAAAGGTCGAACACACCTATCATTATCCTCTATCTCGTGTCAATCAGGTGCGTGAATCAAATTCGTTTGAAGGGGACTACAATGAGTAAGACTTCATATAAGTCATCGGAGCCTCAGATTCCTACGTTGACTGCTGAACTAACGAAGAATCAACTCATTAGTTTATTGAATTGGTATGCCGCCAATTACACATCAGATATGTCAGCCAAGTATTTTAACGAGTATCTAAAAAGTCAACAGATTGAATACGATCAAGATTCTGTTCTTGGATTTATTACCTATCATCCAAATGTAGGATATCTCTGTCGCATTCAGATGCGCGGAGCCCAATTACCCGAATCTTCTCAACGATGGCTGAAGAACCAAATAGAAGAATTCAAAACATTCGTCAAGCCGTTGGATGCGTATAATGATCGACCGAAAGAATCCGTGAAGATTGAGAAACCCATCGTCAGTGTACAAGAACGAATGAAGCAACAGATTTCCAAGTGTCTTGGGGAACTGGAAGGTTGTCTAGATGAATTGATTCTTTCTGAATTCAAGACTGCAAAACCGCCAATCAAGATCATGCGCGAACATCAGATCAAAGGACCCCAGGCGCAACAGATTATTAATTGGTTCAAAAAGATTCGCGATGAATATCGCCTTGCTCATAGTGCAGCAGATCCTGATATGCGGGAGGCGTATTCCAACTTTAGTAAACCCGAACTGAATAAACTGGCCAACTATTGTGACCAGATTATGACGGATGGATTATTGCTTGTCAAAGAATCCATGGAGACGCGGTCGCCTCGTAAGAAAAAGAAGAAATTGCCAGAACAGATTGCCAAGCGTGTGCAGTATCAATCAGTCGATGATGAGTTGGGGGTGAAATCAATAGAACCTGCGCAAATGGTGGGTGCCCTCTATGCGTGGACTTATCACACAAAGACTCGTGTATTGACTCTTCATGTTGCAGATGATGCCTCTGGTCTAACTTTCAAAGGCACCTCGGTGTTTAATACTAGTCAAACGATGTGTATCTCAAAGAAATTACGCAAGCCACAAGAGACATTGAAAGAAGTCTTGAATGGAGGCAAAACTATTACGAAGAAGTTGATGGATTCTTTGACAACGAAACCGACCAAGTATCGCAATCGGTTGAATAAAGAAACTCTGATTATACGAGTACACAAATAATCATATGGAATACACGTTCATTGGTGATCTTCCAGTGCATCAATACGCACTGGTGGATTCCTCGTTCACCTATAAAGAAGCACAGGGATTTGTGCCGTGCATCTGGTTTGGATTAGTCTCGTATCCTGGACGAGTCTGGGGGTGTAATGTCTTGTTTCAGAATGGGGCCGTGTATCGGAATGTGCCTATTCATGCATTAGCCTGGAAAGCAGACCCTGAGTGGGTGTGGACGCCGAAAGATGCTCAGACATGGGATTGTTATGATTATCACTTTGCTGTACTTGAGTATGCGTTCTTAAAAGACAGTGTGTGTCTGGTGCAAGCTAATGTACATGAATATCCAGGTCGCTATCTGTTCACTGTAGCTCCACTATATGATGGATGGTCCTCTCGACCTGAACAAGCCAAAGAGTTCTCCTTTGTGGCTCTCGAAAATGGTCGTTATACCGTACAACCCACAAATCATCTGTTGATGTGTGAACGTTCATTCGTGAAGAACCCGCAGTGGCCTACGGAAATCAAATTGCAAACGCAGACCTATTCGTGCGAAGAGTAGTATGAAGTCTGAGTTCTTTATTGATAATGTGAAAAAGTCTGAGGTCAAGGGTCTACTGACCACCTTCCATTACCTCAAAGATGAATCGAAAGATTTCAAGTTTAGTCCCTACTCATATGGCTTATATCGAAATGCCGTCACTGATATTCTACACGTGGGAGAATGTCTAGGAGTCTGTATCTTTACAAAAATTCCCGTGCCAGAAATAGCGGTCGGGGCTTTTGGTCTTCGACGAGATCAACAAGAAGGACTCTATGAACTCTCACGTCTCTGTGTTCATCCAGAATTACAGCAGACGGAATACAATATCACCTCATGGTTCGTGAGTCGTTGTATTCGTAAATTTCGTAGTGAATCGGATGTTCGAGTGATTCTGAGTTATGCGGATAGTTCTCGCCATACTGGAACGATTTATCGTGCATGTAATTTCAAATATTATGGACTCACCGATCCTAAGAAAGATTTCTACTATGCGGATGGCACCAAGCATTCACGTGGTTCTGTCAAGGGATTGGAAGGTGAATGGAGAGATCGTACTCGAAAACATCGGTTCCTGATGATTTTTGATAAAGAATTAGAAAAGTCTTTGAAGTGGAAAGAAACGCATTGTGAGGTTTGAGAATGGCACTCTGTCGTTGGTCCAATAATTGTGATGTTTTTGCCTACGCCACTGACTACGGGTATAATATCCATGATGGCATGGAGAATAGTTGGTATAATTGTTCTGCTACTGAAGCAGTCGATATTCTGATCAACATTCGTGATTGTGGGCAGAAGGTGCCTGATCATGTGTTTTTGGTGTTACGTTCGCGCATTGAACGAGAAATGCGCAAAGAAGCTACCCCATTCAAACCTGTATCTGATAAGAAGGAGTCTTCGTTATGATTCTATTTGATTATAGTGGAGTGGCATTTTCCTGCGCATTAGAAATGACGACCTCTCTGAGAGAGACGCCGAGCACGGATCTTCTCCGACATTTGATACTCAATAGTATCAGAGCGATCACCGCCCGTCATAAAGGCACCTTTGGACCCGAGGTAGTCATTGCGATGGATGGTCGCAATTATTGGAGAAAAAATGTGTTTCCGCATTACAAGTATAAGCGCAAGGAACAGCGTGAATCATCGGGCCAAGATTGGTCTAAAGTGTTTGAACTTCTGGAACCATTGAAGACTGAGTTCCCTGCGTCACTTCCCTATCGAACGATTCGTTTAGATGGAGTTGAAGCTGATGACATCATTGGAATATTAACCATAAAGTATGCCCCTCATGAACCAATTCTGATTGTCTCATCTGACAAAGACTTTATTCAGCTTCATACATATGGTACGCGAGTGGTTCAGTATTCCCCCGCTAAAAAGACAATGATTGGTAAAACACACCCTCAAGAATATCTCAAGGAACTCATTCTGACGGGTGATAAGGGTGATGGGATTCCTAATATTCTCTCAGCCGATGATACGTTTGTGAAGGGAACCAGACAGAAGCCAATGACACAAAAGCGTTTAGCAGAGATGATGGAACAGCCTGTCAGTGCGCTCTCCTCTGATCTGTTGCGTAATTATAAACGAAATGAACAATTAATTGATTTATCTAAGATTCCTGACTCTGTAGCAACACAGATTCAGGAAGCCTTTGAACGCATCAAACCCGCCACCATGCAAGAGTTCTTGTCATATTTGATTGCTTGTAAATGTACCAGGTTAGTAGAATGTATTCAAGAATTTTAGGAGAATTTATGATTAAAAAACTACTATTAATTTCAGGTGTGATTGTCATATCATTTGTGCTTTTGATTGTTCTTCATTGTTTCGTGATGAAAGATGAAGATGAATCTCTGGAATCTCATCTCTGTGTACACAGCGGACTTTGCGAGGGAGAACCATCAATTCCTTACGGAAGCGAATCTGTGCGGTAATTGGTAGTTCTAGTAGACTATAAATACTCTTATGGAACTGTTTCTGACATTACTGGAAGTTGGATTCCCAATTGCTGCTGCATGTGGGGCTGGATACTTTGTTTTCTTGACAATCAAGATTCTTCTTGAAGGCGTTCAGCAAACGATTGAGAGTATGCGAGGCATCATTATGGCACTTGATAACCGCGTCAAAACGATGAACTCTGATATTGTTCGAATTGATACATTAATTTCCCATGCGTTACGCTTACAACCAGATCTAGATCGTTTATCGCGATCTGATGGAAAAGAAGATGCTCGGAAAGACTAATGGAAACTAATCCAGTCGAACTTATCAATAAATATGGATTCCCCATCGTGGCAGCAGGTGGGATGTTCTATATGATTTGGTATGTCTGGACTTGGGTGACCGAAACTATTGAACCCGTACTTAATGAAACGAAAAAGACATTAGTTGGGTTGATTGACCGAGTTAGAATGCTTGATAATGATTTGATTCGTCTTCATCAAAAAGTCAATGTTGTTTTAGAATTGAAAAAACAAAAACACAATGAGCAATAACCGAGCGTGAGGTTTTCAAATATGATGATAACATAAGGAGTTCTCGATGTTATCCCCCCGCACTATTGTTATACTTCTCTTGCTACTCTTTCCTTATTTCTCTTTTGCTGCTCCTATTGAAGATTTCAAGTTTCTTAGTCCTGCATTCAATGGTATAGGGTACTCCAGTCATACCCTGACGATTGAGAATCTTGAAGCTACTCGTCGTGATAAACTCAAAGCTGAGATTCAAGCAGCCTTGGATAAAGCCAAAGCTGAATCCAACAATACCAATCTCTCCAAGTTTCTCAATAACCTGGAAAGTCGTATTTACGCACAAATCTCCCAAAATTTGGCTACAGCCATGTTTGCCAATGGTGGGACAAATCAAGGCACCTTGGTGTTTGAGGGAAATACGATTTCGTGGATTAAAGATGGCACAAATATTCAACTTACTACGATTGACACCAATGGGACTCGCACGGTGGTCACGATTCCATTGGGAAGTTTTCAATTCTAATGAATATTCTCTCAATTATACTCACGCTGATGATTATCCTGCATCTCTGGTTGATGACAGGATGCGCAGTCTTGGTCGATCAATTACCCCAAAAACCAGAAGTGACGAAAAATTTATTACAACGCGAGTTTGATAGTATCACTGGTCCACCAATGGGCAAACCAATTACGGTGGCGGTGTATTCATTTTTAGATAAAACGGGACAACGACGACCCTCCAATAACATGGCATCATTTAGCACTGCATTGACCCAAGGAGCTGAAGTCTTTTTAATTAAAGCTCTGCAAGATGTAGGAAGAGGTGAATGGTTCACAGTATTAGAACGTATTGGCGTCGATGGATTGACACGAGAACGTCAATTGATTCGTCAGATGCGCGATGCCTATGAAGGGACTAGTTCAAAACCACTTCAACCATTATTATTTGCTGGAATTTTAATTGAAGGTGGAGTCATTGGTTATGATACAACGACCAAAAGTGGTGGGATTGGGGCGAGATACTTAGGGGTCGGCGGATCTACACAATTTTCAGAAGATGTCGTGACCGTCAGTTTGCGTGTTGTATCAGTGTCAACAGGGAAAGTGTTAGCATCAGTAAATGTACAAAAAAACTTACTCTCAGTGGCCGATCATGCGACTGCATTAAAGTTTTTTGATCAAGGAACAAAAGCATTTGAAGGAGAAATCGGATTGACTGTCAATGAGCCTGGTACATTTGCCGTCAAATATACTATTGAAGCTGCTGTATTAGAACTTATTAAGGAAGGAACACGAAAGGGAATTTGGGGGAATCCCCCTGATTCAATTACCCCACAGGAGGATCAATGAAACGTTTCAGTCATTTTATCTTCACGCTGCTGTTATCATGTATGATTGGAGTGACAGCGTGGGCTGGAGATAATGGAGTTTATATTGATCAAATCGGATCGACCTCGACGATTACGATTGAACAGAATGGTTCAACAAATACAGTCAAGGGAATTGGAGCCGCTAGTGATACCAAAGCTAAAATTTATGGATCAGATACAACAGTTTCTGTGACCCAAACGGGTACAGGAAACCAACTGAATTTAGGTATTAATGGTGGGTTGGGTGATTCAAACTCAATGACATATGAAGTTACAGGAAGTAACGGTTCAGCTACCATTAATATGAACAACGATGGATCCTCTATCTCTGATGAGAATACAGTAGCCATCACGCAAGGAGGAAACTATGCTTCAACTAACGTGACAATGACTGGTACCAGTAACTCGTTAACTGCTACACAAACGGGTGGTAATAATCAAACACTTTCAGCCACTATTGCAGGAACGAATATTACTAATACTACATCAATGACGGGTGGTGCGAGTAACAGCGCAACACTTAATCTCACAAGTAATAAAGGTACCAGTACCATCACGACAGTGGGTGCGAGTAATACCGTCTCTTTAACGCAAAGCGGCACCGCAGGAACGACAGGTCATACGACTGAATTAAGTGTGACGGGATCTAGTAACAGCGCAACCATTACACAAAGCGGCACTATTGATACCCATGTCGCTATTACATCGGTTGGAAATGGGAATACACTTAGTATCAATTCTCATAATTAATCTGTGGATCGCACTGACTGTTCCAGTGATGGTCAGTGCGTCCATCGGAACGATTACAGAACAAATCAATCAACCCGCGCAAATTAAACGCTCAACCCAATTTTTAGAGGGGAAGAAGGGTAGTGGAGTTGAGATGATGGATGCGATTCGTACTGCGCAAGGAAAAATCGGAATTGTCTTTGACGATCAAACTAAAGTACAGGTAACTGATAATTCACGATTAGTCATTGATGAGTTTGTCTATGATCCAAAATCATCTACTGGTGGAAAATTAGCGATGAAAGTGGCACTTGGAACAGTACGATATGCCTCTGGAGCAATTGCGAAACGCAATCCTCAAGCTGTAGCGATTACGACTCCCACAGCAACAATCGGTGTGCGCGGGACGGATTTTACTGCATCAGTTGATGAATTGGGACGCAGCACGATTATCTTGTTACCCAGTTGTCCACGTGGCTGGATCTCAATTGAACGTGATTGTAAGGTGGGTGAAATCTCTGTAGAGACATCGGAAGGTATTGTTGTAATGAATCAAGCATTTCAAGCCACACGTGTGGAGACTAAAGAAACAAAACCCAAATCACCCGTCATTCTCAATCTCAGCGAAGATGCGATTCATAATATGATTCTATTTGCTCCACCACAGGAACTACAGGATAAAAAAGACGCACGATTGAATCTCAACAAAGGTGCATTAGATATTGACTTTTTGGCTTCCACAGGACTCGTGAATGCATTCGATCAATCAAATAAAGAAATTCAAAAAATGTATGTCAATAAGCTGGAACAGAATTCATTAGATCAAGACTTTTTACAAAATATTCTTGATCAAATCAATGAACAACTCGCAGCAAAAGCGGATGCATTAGCTCGTACCAAAGGTGGACTCTTACCAGATTATGTGAAATCTTCTGGAGTTGTTGTGGCGATTGATGAACCAAGTGTAGAATTATGCCGAAATGATGGGTCTAATATTCAATGTATTCAGACTCCTACAAATCAAAATAGTACCATCACTCAAATCCAAGGTAGCGTGGAGATTACAAACCGTGTTAATCAGGGCGGCAGCACGACAATTACGATTCGTCAGTCTAACTAACTGGATCTTGACGATTCTTTTTATAGTTAATCCTCCTGCACTCGCAGAGAATTCAGTGTATGTGGATCAAGTCGGCGATAACAATATAATCACCATAACACAAGAAACTCCTTCGTCAACTGCGTCGGTTCAGTTATATAATCAAGGAAATAGTGTTAACGTCACCCAAGGTGGTGCGTTAGACAGTGGTGGTCACACATCAAACATTTATATAAATGGGGTGGATAATATTCTCAATGTCACACAATTTAATATGGGAGATGTTGATTCGGGGCATATTCTCAATACAACAATTTTAGGAAATGCCAATCAAGTATCAGCGTTGCAAAAAGATGCCAAGACAAAAATTCAAACTCTCAACATTAATGGTAATACAAATATGATCTCTGCGGTCCAACAAGATGCGGGGAATCATTCATTATCAGTCACACTCAATGGTAATGGTAATAGCGTGACCTCCTCACAAACGGGGAGCGGATCGCATACAGCTATCATTGAACTTACAAATGGAGGGGGGTCATCTTCACTGAATCTCTCGCAGAGTGGATCAACGAATAAATCCTATTCGTTAACACAAAATTGTTTGAATCCTGCGGGTTGTTCGGCGAGTGTGACTCAACACTAATATGATTCGTTGGTTAACACCCTGGTGGGCAATTCTCACATTATGTTTAATGGTTGCTGTTCGTGAATCTGATCCATCATTTTTAGAATCAGTCAGATTACGATACTTTGATACATTGGTGACATCGGGTCCTGCTGTCGCCACGCAGATTCATACAATTCAAATCGATGATCAGACAATTACTCGCTATGGGCAATATCCATTAAATCGCTCAGTGTATGCAGAGTATATTCAACAACTCTATGCACACGGTGCTGGACTTGTTATCAGCACCATTTTGATGCCCGACCCAGATCCACATCATGGTGATGAATTATTTGCAAAAACGATGGATCGTTATCCCGTGCTCTTAGTGAATGCGCCAGCCAAAGAACAAAAGAATGTACCACGTTACCCTGGAAGCGTAGTGCTCAATCCCGAATATCTCACACAACTCATCACTTATCCAGGTATGCTCTCAAATATTCCTCTGTTAGAAACGGCTGCCGCTGGAGTCGGTACGATTCATACATTACCCGAACTTGATGGTGTGGTTCGTCGAATGCCATTAGTCGCGAGTGCGCAGGGCGTGTTGTATCCTTCGGTGCCACTGGAAACTCTTCGTCTCTTAGCTAATGATACAACGATTCAGGTCAAGTTATTCTCGGGCGGGATTGAGAAGTTGCGTATTCCTCAATTTGGACCGATTGCGACTGATGAACTCGGACGAGTGTGGATTGATTGGACACAGACGGCTCAAACACACTCTTTTCTTGATCCCATTCCCGATCTCAACGGTGCCATTGTCATTCTGGGTGTCACTGCGACAGGCGTGGCCAATCCTGTGCCGACCAGTCTTGGATCAGTGTGGCCGCACGATGTCCAAGCAGCGGTCATTGGTACTCTGATCAATGGCATCTCCATTCAACGACCCGATTGGGCCATGGGACTTGAATTATCATTGCTGTGTCTGGGGGGTCTTCTAATTATTGCGCTCAGTCGCTGGACCTATGTGGGACTCGGGTTTACAGTTCTTCTGATTTTGAGTGCGCCAGCATTCACCTATTGGTTCTATACGAAAGAGAAATGGCTGCTTGATGTTACGATGTTGGATGCAGGATTTATTCTGATTGCGTTACATGCGTATGGCGTCAAGTTCCTCTCTGAGTTTCTGCAAAAGCAACAAATCAAAAAACAATTTGGAACTTATCTGTCACCTGCAATGGTGGAGAAGCTCCAACAAAATCCTGCGCTGTTACGTTTGGGTGGTGAACGACGAGAACTGAGTATTATGTTTACTGATGTACGCGGATTCACCACGATCTCAGAACATTATGGAGAGAATGTTGAAGGGCTGACGCAGATTATGAATCGGTATATGACAGCCATGACTGAAACTATTCTCGTTCAACAGGGAACATTAGATAAGTACATCGGAGATGCCCAGATGGCCTTCTGGAATGCACCGTTGAATGATGCGGATCATGCGTATCATGCCGTTCTGACAGCCCAAACAATGCTTCATGATTTGGATCGTTTCAATGAGGAGATTGCTGCGGAAGGCGTTCCACCATTTGGCATGGGTATCGGCATCAATACAGGATCTGTGATTGTCGGGAACATGGGCAGCACTCAACGATTTGATTATACCTGTCTAGGTGATGCGGTCAATCTCGCCTCACGATTGGAAGGTCAGAGCAAATCATATGGGGTCAAGTTGATTCTTGGGCCACAGACTGCTGAGATAGTGAAATCGCGAATCTCAGTAACAGAACTTGATTGTTTAGCTGTGAAAGGTAAGAAGCAGGGTGTTCATATTTACACCGTAGCTGAACATGATACAGTCCATCAACAATTTTTAGACTTGTATTATTCGGGAGAATGGAAAAAAGCTCTTCACTTAGCTGATGGATTATCGCAATCAAATCCTACACTGAAAGAGTATTATACCATCATGACACAGCGATTATCTGCAGGATGCCCTTCAAATTGGACGGGCGTCTATGTGGCGACGAGTAAATGAGGTCACTAAATATCAGTAGGTTGTGTGAATATATTATTAGGAGGTCATATGTATCAACTCTATCATGAAGTGTTTGAACAATTTCAGTCTGCAAAGACGCGAGAAGAGAAAATCATAATTTTGAGAAACTTTGCAATGTCGCGCGGCGGATCACGGTTGCCCGAATTCCTGAATGCCGCGTTCAATCCTACCGTGAAGTTTGATATTTCGCAAATTCCCAAATATAAACCATCATTGATGCCAGCGGGAATGAACGACACCTACTTACACGGAGAGCTTTCACGGTTATATATCTTTATAGACGGGCATCCAAGACGGGTATCAAAGTTAACTGAAAAGAAAGAGCAAACAATTTTGACGCAGATTCTGTCCTATCTACATCCAGAAGAAGCCAAGATTTTGTGCGCCCTGCTACAAAAGAAAGTGCCAGAGTGTATTCATGGATTGACGGCATCTGTTGCTAAGGAAGCCTTCCCAACATTACCCTTTGATCTGAAGGAAGCAACCAAAGTTGACACTTCAGTGAAGGAGACGAAGAAGCGTGGCACGACTCGTCAAAAAGTTTGATACATTGATGGAAGTGTCCGACTATGAAAAGCTGTTACAGCTTTCGGCGCACTATGGTCTCTCAATGGCAGCGATTATTCGATTAGCCTTGCGAGATCTTCATCAAAAGCTCCAAACTACTGAGACACGACGAGGATCCTATGAACTGAATCCAGTCTTGCAACCAGCGGCTGATGCACCACCGCCCGAGATGGACGATTTCTGGAAAGATTTTCGTCGTTAGGAGTCACTATGGCTATACGATATCTGTGTTTAGATGACAAATATCTTATTCCTGATCCTGAATGGTCTTATCATAATGATGGAACCCCGTGTTATGTCAAAGCAGAGGATTATGAGCGAGTTTTGCGTGAATTAGAGGAGTTACGAATGCAATTACGATATAGTGAATTCTCAGGAAATACTAAATAGAAATAGTCGTTCAGTCTCTCACTACAATGAGAATGACAGATAATCGTGTTCCCAGATACGGACGAGAGCCTTACTCTCCACTATCCATTGGACTGGTTGCACACGAGATGCTGTTATTACTAGTATGAAAACATTTCGTGCTTTTATTACTGAAGATGACGCTCCACCGCGATGGAGTGGAGCGATTTCTATGACCCCGATAGGTCCACTCTCGTCATCAAAGACACGAATACCGCGAAAACCGAAAAAAATCCTATTCCACTTGATGAGCCAGTGCATACTCCCATGGGAAAAGACCCCAACAGACGAGATCCACTGCCATAAATTTGACTTTTGTGTGTGAATCGTATATACTAGTGTTAACATGATGACTGAATCCACTATAGGTATTATCACCCCCACAATTGGTGGTCCACATCTCGCCGCATGTCTTCGTTCGGTCATGGAACAAACCATTCCCGTGGTTCATTATCTTGTGATTGATGGGGCACAATATCATCAGGAAGTGATGGATATTGTTGAGTCCTTACCATCACAAACACATCTTCGCATTATTTTTTTAGAGGAAAATGTCGGCAAAGGATTCTATGGGCATCGTGTGTATAGCTCAGTTCCCGCCCTCTGTAACACAGATTTCATCATATACTTAGATTCCGACAACACACTCCAGCCACATCACTGCGCATCACTGCTGTCTACTCTACATCGAACTCAGGCGCAGTGGGCCTATAGTCTGCGCAATATCGTTGATGTAAAAGGTACCTGGCTCTGTTGTGATAACTGTGAATCCTTGGGTAAGTGGAATGCCTATTCCCCCGACCCCGCACACATCTATCAGCACATTGATACCTCCTGTTATTGTGTGCCACGATCATTAGCAATCACCGTCGGTCCTGCCTGGTATGGACAATGGGGTGCAGATCGTGTGTTCTTTTCACATCTACGAAAGATTGCTCCGCGCTTTGCGTGTACGGGTGAGTATACCGTCAATTATCGTCTCGGTGGCAATGCTGGATCGGTCCAGTTGCCCTTTTTCCTCGCTGGAAATGCCGAATATGCCCAGCGATTTAATCAGTCCTTTCCCTGGCGTCAGAAGGAGAATCATTCCCATGTATAGTAGTCGCAGTCTTGAACCCATGCGTCAAAAACAGAAATTTCGTGACGATGCCACCCCGATCAACAAGAAACGCCCCCCGCACAACGATGATACCTCGGATGAACAGGATCAGGATATATCTCATGTGGTTCCTTTTTGGGAACAAGAGGAGACGAATGTATGATGGACGAATCAATGATTCGATATCGTGTATCTCAGCTGCAACGCGACATTGAAGCAACCTGGCAGAAATATCGTCGTCTTCAGTGTGAATTACACGATTTGCTTCAAGCTCAATCTGCTGTGACCGAATCAACATCAAAGGGACAATTACTAACAGAATCATCCTCTAGCGGTCATGTACGATATAGAGATCAAGAGTAAATCAGTGGACTGCAGGGGACTTGCGTGTCCCCTGCCTATACTTCACGTTCGACTTGCCCTGAATACCATGTGTTCGGGTGAGATCCTTGATATTCTCGCCGATGATCCCACATTTGACAAAGACTTTGACAAATTTTGTCACCTCGCCTCTATTACGCTTCTTGAATCTATTCGAATCACTCCTAAGATCACCTATTATCGAGTGCAAGTCCACTAAAGAATCGCTGTCAGTATGATTCGTATCATTTGCCACTCTCGTTGAATCATACACACACGAAGACAATTGAATACCTTACGCTTCTTTCCATGAGTCCAGTTATGAACACATTCTTTTACAATCCAGTCTATTTGAGAGGGTTGCATAGAGATATTTCTTTCTATATTAGATCACGTAACGAAAAAGTAACGAAAACACATGATAATCTACTGAGAAATTGCGGTCTAGACTGAGTATTTAGGGGGTCGTAGAAAAACTGGATAATCTCGAGAAACCATCCACGGAGACACAAATGCATGATGATCGTCGAGTGCAACTGGTATATTCGCGAATGATCCCGTCTGACTGTGAAGGACGCATTGAGACTCCTGATTAGGTCTTATGAGGTCGTTTGACCATCGTCATCCCGATCCGATTGCCCACAGGATTCGGGGTGCTCCACCAGCCCCAGCTTTCGCAGAGAAGGGAATATCCACTCCATCCTGCACCAGATAATAATCCACTAAGGCAGCATGTTCAGAGACTGGAAACTTGACTTTCTTGGTAGAATAAGGTAGACTTGTTGTACACTATTTATTGGGAGGATCTCGATGGCTCGTCGTGCACAACTGAAACCCAGTACGGATACTTCGCGACTCGGAGAACGAGTGCACCACAGTGTTCCTAGTATGCTCTATCACCAGACTGGGACGATTGTGAACTGTCTCGGGATCCTCTATGGCATCACCTATTGGACCGTCGAATACACGAATCCAGCTACTCAGACCACTCGACAGACCCCATTTGCCAGCTTTGTCCTGGTGCACGCTACAGAACGCTAAATAGGTGTATGGCACTCTACTCATTTCGTCAGTATTGTCTAGAATCTACTTCTCCCACCCAAGGGAAGCGATTCAATTTTCCACGAGAATTAGATCGTTTCAGTGGAGAACATAACAGAAAAAAGGTCTCGTTATGGTTATGGGGTGCGCGATATGGGCGTAGCCCTGGCGCACCGCTCTCATCTGAAGAACGAACACAATTGCTCACTAAAGTGCAATCACTGTTGACGAATCCCCTTGATCAACAGATTGCTGAAGTGCTCGTCACAAGCCGTCGTCCTCCTCTCATCACCTCCACACAGTTTCCAGGTGTGAATTCAAACGAATTGCAAATCCGTCGTGAGAAGGTTCTAAATGCGTTGTTCCGTGCTGGAGCCGCATTTGGGTGGGAACAGTAACTCCTCCTCTCCTCGCCTCCCTAAGTCATTGATGGTACAGGCAAAAAATTTTAATGTTGATTTCGCACTTTTCCTGTTGACTTTCTTGGTAGAATACGGTACACTCTCTCTTGTGATGATGAGAACGAATCTAACCAAAGGAGTGATGAATGCCTAGAGGTGTCCCCAAGTCTGGTTTCCGTAAGACCAAGAACTTTTTGATGAGAAAGGGAACGATGCCGATGACCCAGGCTCCCGTGATCGTGGAAACTGAAGAGGAAATCTACCAGAAACTGACCGATCGCTTTGCGGCCATGGAAACATTGGCTGAGGCGACGGCGACTGGCAAGAACCGATCACTGATTATCTCTGGTCCTGCGGGTCTTGGGAAGTCCTATGGGGTGATGAAGGTCGTCGAGGATCTGGAGTCGAAAGGCTATCGTCCCTATGTGGTTCGTGGATATGTGCGTCCCACTGGGCTCTATAAGACGCTCTATGAGTTCAAAGACCCGAATTGCGTCGTGGTCTTTGATGATGCGGATTCGGTGTTCTTGGATGATGTCTCATTGAATATCCTGAAGACTGCCTGTGATATGACGAAGAGCCGTCGGTTGTCCTGGTTGACGGAGACTCGGATGGAAGATGAAGAGGGAGAGAGACTTCCTCGGAACTTTGAGTTTGAAGGCTCGATTATCTTCATCACGAATTATGACATGTCCTCGATGGCAGCGAATGGGAACAAACTCGCGCCTCACTTTGAAGCGATGATCTCCCGTAGCCACTATCTGGATCTGGAGATGAAGACGAAGCGGGATTATGTGGTGCGTATCAAGCAGGTGGTTCGAGACCATGGGATGTTGAGTCGTGAAGGCTTTACGAAAGTCCAGGAAGAATCGATTCTGGACTTTATCGTGGAAGAGCAGGATCGGTTGCGTGAATTGAGTCTTCGGATGGTGATCAAGCTCGCTGGCTTGATGAAGATGGACTCACTGGGATGGAAGAAACTCGCGAAGATTACCTGCTTTCGGTAAGGAGAGAATGATGACGAAACGCAAGAAGAAAACAAATAAGAAGACACTCTTTGACTTTAGAGACGGGAACGGACCTGTTCCTGCTCATCAACATCCGAATGGTGGTGGTTGGATCGCTGAGACAGCCACAGTAGAAAAATCAGCCTTTGTGGGACCTAGTGCTCTGGTCTCTGGAGATGCTTGGGTCTCTGGAAATGCTCGGGTCTATGGGAATGCTCTGGTCTCTGGAGATGCTTGGGTCTCTGGAAATGCTCGGGTCTCTGGAACCTCACGGGTGTTCGGAGATGTGGTCCTCAACTAATCACGAGGAGAATACAATGATTCACGATGAAGAATTTCAATCACTCCAAGACCGTGTTCAAGACATTGATACGGATATCAACACCCTGTTTCTAAAATTGAATACGCTCGATGACACCGTGGAGAAACTGATTACTGCGGTCGAATTGCTCAACAAGAAAGTCTCATAATGTTTATTCCTATTGAGTGCGGCTACTGTGGCAGTGATCAGATACAGGAATGCATTCCTGAACGACGAAACCAGAGAGCCTATCGTTACTGCCGAGAGTGTCACTGTCTCTTTATCTTTCATCCTTTAGCGGGATGGTTGCGAGAGACACGGACACCTCAATGGGTGTGTGAGGCGATAAAGGAGATACGCTCATGAACCTTGTAGGACCGTGGATTGCGGCTAAAGATTGTGGTGATTCTGGATATATGGCGATCTATGACACGAACGGACACAAGATTGCGCTGGTCTTTGATGACACAGCTGAGGTGATCGCTCAAGTCCCAGAGATGCTGGAGATTCTCAAAAAACTCTCACGACTTTGCCCGTCAGCTGAAGGACTGGGTGGGCATGCACCGCTCTCAGCGTTTTATCAACTCGGGTGGGAAGCACGCCAATTGATCACAAAACAGCAGGAGATCAGATGATGCCCTATTATCCCAACGGAACCTATGTAGAATCCATTGAAGAGTATCATGTGCGACTCTTACGACGTGCAGCGGATTGTCTCCAAGCGTATTGTGAGAACGAGAATGGGGATATGAATGATGCGCTGGCGATGGAGATCTATCAGGCGCTTGACAAGGCTGAACGTACACAACAGAAGGAGATACGATGAAACCGACGACTCTGAATCAAAAGACCCTGAAACGACTCCAATCTCTCTTAGCTGCACGAGGCTATCGTCTCGTAAGTTGTTGATTATACAGGCAAAAAATTTTAATGTTCTAGTGTGTATTTTGCGCTTGACTTTCCTGGTAGAATACGGTATGATTCTTCTTGTGATGATGAGAATGGCAGTCAACCTAACCCAAAGGAGTTCTACAATGACCCGTATTGATGTGAATGAGTTGGTGAGTTCGTTTATGAAGCGTGGTGGACGGATTACCGTCGTCAAGTCGGCGAGAGCCGCTGGAGTTCCGAGACCGAAGATGCGTGTCAAGGGCAGCAAAGTTCAGCGAAACTTCGATCGTTCTTCGTTAGGCTATGCGATTCTGAATTACGATAAACTCACCAACCGATAGGAGGACCCATGAAGCAAACGTTGACCGATTTGTTCTCAGTAGACGAATTTGGGGTGGATGAGAGTCGTGCGCCTCGGGTGTATGAGATGCCACCGAAGAATCACTTCCTCGAAACGGAAGACGATCGGGAGCGGCAAGCCCTCTATGATCGTGTGCTTCCTCGGTTGACGAGTTCGCTGGAACGGCGAATCGCGGCAGTGATGATTCTTGATCAAGATGCGGTGACGATCCCACACTTTCGTGATCTGGGGATTACTCGGAAGATGTTGACGGAAGCGAAGCGGCGAGTCCAGAAGGCGATGCAGACAGTCTAATACAACTCTATCCAAAAAATGGAGACTCATATGAAACAGGCAGTATTCAAAGGTCAGATGCTGTACGGATATTTTCTTGACAAGAAGGGGAATATTTTTAGCGATAAATCACCCAGTGGGTCTATGAGACGACTGTCAATAAATGTTTCTGGGAAAAGCCCATATCCTGCTGTTGGCCTCTATTTTGACGGCAAAACGAGAACCATCCCTTTGCATCAAATGGTGTGTGAAACGTTTCACCCCTTCCCAAAACCTTCCAGCATTACCAGCACAGACTGGAAGAAGACCCCCAAATCTGTGAAGCGGCTTGTTCAGAACAATTTTCAAGTGAACCATATTGATCACAATAATAAGAATTTTCATCCATCGAATCTGGAATGGGTGGATGCAAAAGAGAATGTGAGAAAGTACCAAGAACACCGAAAGAAGAGCAAGTAATGTTTGTGGCACAGTCTTGATTGTTGGCGGGACTGGGCAGATCGAGAGTCCAACACTATAATATGGAGGAGAGTATGGCACGGAATAAGTCGAAGGATAGTTATGTGGCGAAAGCCATGGCTCAGCTGGTGACAGGGAAGACGTTCACCATGGCAGAGTTTCGTGATCAGTTGGCAGGAGGTAATGAACAGCGTGCACTGCGAATGATTCAGTGGATGCGCGCCAAAGAGGGCATCCAGTTTGCGATTACCAAGACGAATCGATCGATTGAGACGATTCGTGTGGTGAATATTGCTGAAATGGTGGCAAAGCTGAATACGATTATGAAGGTTCAGGCTACGGCAGCAACAGTCGCGACCTCCGCGAGAACGGCTGCTACGGCTCCGAGTTCGGTGCAGGCAGCGGTTCCCTCAGTCTAGCCAGGGAAACGGGAGGGGAGTTGTCCCCTCCCTCTTTCTCTCCTAAGTTGTTGATATTACAAGCAAAGAATTTTAATGTTGAAATCTGTATTTTCCTGTTGACTTTCTACCAGGAATAGGGTACAATCTCTCTTGTGATGATGAGAACGAACACCAACCAAGGAGAAAAGACCATGATGACTCAGACATTACCTACCGTGACCAGAGAATTCCTGGCTAACCTGAATTGGAAGCCATTTGACAAATCGATGTGGTATGGATTCGCAGGATGCACTTCTCCTGTTCCATTTTACGCAGAACAGGATGACGTCCTCTATATCCTGGATGGAGTCACTCTCTGTATCTACTTCGGAAATCAAGAAAATGATGATTACGAAATGATTCAGGATGTCACCGCATTACCCTATCAGGCATAAGGAGCACTAGATGCACCGCATTCGACCCAATACACGCTATACAGATTCCATGATCTCTGATATCGCTATCGGAATCGTGTTAGGCACAGTGATCACCCTACTGACTTTGGGCGTGATGGTATTCTAAGACAGAAGAAAAGGAGAAGAGACCCATGATAACATGTCAAACTGGGAACGGTATATGTAGGAGATTGATATGACACCCTCTGAGTGAGATCTGAGTGAAGATACCGTGACACTGTTCTTGATTCTCTTGATCGTCTGTGTTGGAGTGGGGGCGCTTGTATCGGGGTATGTCTTGTAAAGGGGAATAGTATGCTATCACCAGAAGAATCGCAGCAATATGTTAACCAACTCTTAGCAGAAGTAGAGATCTTAGTGGATGATACCAAGAAGGAATTCCTCTGCCAACCCGAACTGGCGAGCTTTGCTATACGGATGCGCTGGAGGGCGATCATGGTGGTGATTGATGAGGGAGCAGATGAACTCCGCGAGAATGATTATGATCGATTGGCGGAATCGGTGAATGATGCCCTCGAAGGACTCGACACCTACTTGCAAGCCATTCAGCAAGATGTTCCTGTCGAATCCTATTGGAGTGTGGATGAACTCACACAGTTTACGACGAAGGGAGACTAAGATGGGGATGTTTGACTTTCAAGATGGGAACGGACCAGTCCCAGCCCACCGACATAAGAACGGTGGCGGTTGGGTTGCTGAGACGGCGACAGTAGAAGAATCAGCCTTTGTTGGTCCTGATGCTCAGGTCTCTGGGAATGCTCAGGTCTCTGGACATGCTCTGGTCTTTGGAAATGCTTGGGTCTATGGAGATGCTTGTGTCTCTGGAGATGCTGAGGTCTGTGGATATGCTTGGGTCTATGGAGATGCTCGGGTCTTTGGGAATGCTAAGGTCTATGGAGATGCTCGGGTCTTTGGGAATGCTAAGGTCTCTGAAAATGCTCAGGTCTCTGGAAATGCTAAGGTCTCTGGATATGCTCGGGTCTATGAGAATGCTTGGGTCTTTGGGAAGGCTTGGGTCTCTGGAGATGCTAGAGTCTCAAGTGGATGTCAAATCTGTGGCGATACGATTCTTGTATAAGAAAGGATGAGAAGATGGGAATGTTTGATTGGATTCGCTGTGAGTATCCGTTACCTGATGAACCGAATGGTGCCTCAATTCGCTTTCAAACGAAAGATACACCGAATCAGATGTTGGATGAATATCGCATTGATGCGAATGGCGCGTTGTGGGTGACCACCTACGACATTGAAGACCGAAGTGATCCGAATGCGGAAGGTCTTCAACGTCTCTCTGGGATGATGACACGAGTGAATGAACGAGAAGAACGAGTCGCCGATTTTAACGGCACGATTAATTTTTATATCTCGAATCTCAGCGGAGGCACACCAAGCCCTGATGGATATGTCTGGGTGACAGAAGATGGCAACGGCGATCCTGCGATTTCCTGGGACTATACGGCGCACCTGGTGAGAGGACAGGTCGTCTATCTGACGGGGGAAAAGAAGATTGAAACCGAACGCAAGACGGTCACACGCGAACGCTTTCATCAATTGATGAAGGGGAATCTCAAATGATTCAGCAGCCGATGGGTCCAATTAATTATGATACTCTCTCCCTGTTGGTCACGGGAATCTTTATTCTCGGAATGATTATTGGTATTCTTCTCTATCGTATCTGGACATTGAGGTAAGCCATGTGGAATTTTATGCTGGGTGTTGGGACTGGATTAGCCATTGCGTACCCCCAGGAAGCAGCAAAAGCGATTAGCGTGATAATTCTCACAGCCCATACCTGGGTCATGCAAGGAATCGATCTATTACAACACACATCTTCTACAGTCTAACACGGGGTTCTGAGACTAAATATCCTCATGGAAGACCAAGACCATGTGGCGCAATTAACCCAGCGAGTTCGCGAACTGGAAGCCCAATATCGTGAGCTGGAATTTTCCCATACCTCTCTTGCGCAAGAAGTGATGAAGACGGTCTTAGCCATGGCGGAAGAAAATGAAATCTGTTACACCGCGCTCTGTGAGATTCTGGAGCTTCAAACGGGCACCGTCCAAATTGCTGAAGACGCCATTCTTCGCATCTTAGATCTTCGCCAAGATCTCAATTCATAGTATTCTTCAAAAAATTGACTTTTGTGTGATTCTAAGGTAGAATGATTCTATCCACCTATTGAACAGGAGTAGATGATGAGCACACCTGAGTATCAGACAATTATTACATCCATGGTGGTCTTGCCGAAAGGTGAGGCGATCTTTAGTGAACAGGCGACGACGATTCGCATTGAGGATGACGGAGCGGGACCGTTTCTGGTGATTCAACAGTTTCCTGATGATCCTCCGAAAGATGGCACTCAGCAGATTCGGATTGATGCCAACGAGTTGGAAGCCATTTATGATGTGGCGAATCAACTGAGAGATGTCTGTCGTCTCTTAGATTCGTGGCAACAAAAGAAAGACCACACACCAACGATCTCTTCAGAATATCCTGAGACTGTGTTGTGTTCGCTTCAGAAAGAAACGGAATCTCCTGACTGGGAAGATGTTCCAATGTTCCAGGCTGGTTTCCATCCGGGTGTCAACAATGAAGGACAGTTATGGGCAGAACTCCGAAATGGTGATCAACCGTCACTGCCGCATCCTGATTTGCGAATCATTCAGCGAGATGGTGCGATGGTGATTCAGCGGAGAACATCGTAAGATGAAAATGCCAACTAAACGAAACATTGCGGAATTTTATATTCTTTCAGTGTTTGTATTGGTCATCTTCTTGGTTTGTTATGGAATATTGTTATCGTTGGTCGGTGAGCTTGGATGGTTGCGGAGTATAGGATTTGTAGTCTTTTTTAGTCTTCTTATTTGGGCATTGATGGAGATCTAGAATGAGTTACGAAGGTCGGCATTGGAGTTGTGGGCATGATCGTCATGAGTGTGATGGAAATTGCACTCCGCGTACTATCCCCACAGATTGTCCTGATTGTGGTCGCGATGCAATGGTATGTGACTGCCCGTTGCCCGACACACGTCGTATAACACAGAAGAGGAATCGGTATGAGACGATTGAAGTCACCCGTGCGTATTTCAGAATGTTCTGAGTGGATTTCGTGGTTCGCGTGGTATCCAGTCGCCGTGAATGTTCCTCATGGAACCTATCGTGTCTGGCTTGAACGAGTGGAATATCGCTATACGATGATCGATGGATTGTATCGATTTGAATATCGCCTTCCACAAGCTGCTCCTGTTCAACGTCAATCCATTCGCATCACACGACGCGCACGACGTGCCTAAGTTCTTGAAAAGACAAGGAAATTATTTTCTTCAAAATGGAAGATTTTTCTTGACTTTTTCGTAAGACTAAGGTAGAATATCTTTATAGAATGAAAGGAGCGACCGACTATGTTTACTGCTGAATCAAAATCTCAACTCGCCAAATTGCTCGCCGAAGAAAATATTCGGGTCGAGCATCGCAAAACCACTACTGCATACTTTGACCTCAAGAATCGGACGTTGATCTGTCCGATCTGGAAAAATATGAACGGTGCACTGTATGATTTGTTGATGGGTCATGAAGTCGGTCATGCGCTCTATACCCCAGATGAAGGTTGGCACGAGGCTCTCAAAGATCAGAAGGGCACGTTCAAGTATTTCCTCAATGTCTTGGAGGATGCGCGCATCGAGAAGAAGATGAAGCGCAAGTTCCCTGGCTTGACATTGTCCTTCAATCATGCGTATCAACAGCTGCGGAAAGACAACTTCTTTGGCGTCGAAGGAAAAAATGTCTCTGAGTATCCGTTGATTGATCGAATGAACCTCTTAGCGAAGGGTGGCAATCTGCTAGAATGTCGCTTTAGTCCCGAAGAACTCCCTTATGTTACACGCATGGAAGCCTTGGAGACTTGGGATGATGTTGAGGCTCTGGCGAAAGACTTGTACGAATATGAAAAAGATAAGATGGAAGAACAGCCTGACTCAGATTTGAGTGATATGGATCTGGATTCAGATGAAATGGAAGGCGAGGGGGATGGGTCTGAGATGGGCGATACGTTGTCTTCTATGGACTTTGACGACAGCGACGCAGGAGAACACGAATCTGACAAACAAAAGAAGAAGCAGGTATCTTCTCTTGACGAAGAAGGATTGGGCGCAAACGAAACAAAACATGACCACGATGCTGCGCAGAATTCTTCAAAAGAACAGGAAGACAAAGAAGAACGTGAACCTCGTGTGCGTACCGATGAACATTATCGTGAGCAGCAGTCTCGTTTGTTGAGTCAGGACTCATTTGATCTGGAATATGTGACGTTGCCGACGCCGAATCTGAAACAGATCGTGGTGCCATGGAAGGAGACGCTCCAGGTCTTGAAGACCTACTATAGCACATCTAACTATTATCATCAGAGTATTCCTGTTGAGACGCGAAACGAACTCTTCCAGAAGTTTATGGAACAGAATCGCGATTACATTGCGCTCTTGGCTCAGGAGTTTGAACGGAAGAAGTCTGC